TTGTCCCATTTGTCCCATAAGTCCCATAAAAATAGAAGTATCCATTAAGAAGTGTTTGTATTGATAACACTGATCATCATACATAGATCACCTTACATATATAACGCGTAAGTTGGGTCTTATGGGACACTCGGTCCAGCGCCGAATTTCTCTTGAATATCATATAGTTCCACTGTCCCGTAACAGTTGGGTTTTACGGGACAACGACAAAAATGCAGTGGAAAAATGGCCAAAATTTTGCAGAAAAACGCGAATTTTCACTCCTGAAAAACGAAAAATCCCCGGATTTCTCCAGGGATCAATTTTCGAAAATTGGCCAATTTCAGAAAATCTGTTTACAGCATGTCGTCGTCATCAAAGTCGTCAGTGTCCTCCGGGAGTTGAGCATTATGCTTGTCCAGCGCAATACGAATTTTATCCGTGTCAGGACGTCCGTCTGGCGTTTCGAACATCTTAGGCACCGGCGAATAGCAGCGTCCTTTCAGACCGTCCAGGCGAATCTGACCATCGTGGGTGGCGGCCACACGATAGAATCCAGCGGCTTCCATTTTGCGCGCCATCGATCGCTTCGTTGGGGCTTTAAAGTTCTCGGTTTCGCGGTCCATGTACGCCATTAAGTCCGGCATGAACACGATGTCACGGCAGACGTTACGCGTCTCACCTTCTTCAATGCAGGACAGCACGGAGTCGGTGAAATCGTCCTTCGACAACGCCATCATGCGCTGGCGGGCAACCGTGTCCATCGGCGCATGGCCACCGGTCGGATTGAAGTCTTTCCGGAACTGGTATTCGCTGAACCATTTACGCAGCGCGCCAGCAGACTGGCGGAATGCGCGGTCGAACCGTTTGAAGAAATTCGGCTCGGCTTTCATGAACGGGATCAGGTCACGCTTCTTATCCTGGAACTGGCTGGCCACCACCAGATAGCGGCGGTCGTTTTCGTCGATAGGCAGCGCTGCAGGGTCGTTCGTCACCATGATGTAGCTGGCGGTGTTACGCACTTTCAGGCTGTCTTCGCGCATACGGCGCACCGAAATTATCGGGTTGGTTATTTTGTCCTTAATGCCGTTCAGGATGTCGTAGCCATGGCCAACCACGGACACTTCTTCCACGAATTTGACGATGTCCCCTTCCGCCCACTTCGTGAAGTTGCTTTGCAGGTCGGAGTTACTTACCGCGCCCACGTTCGCGTCCCCCAGGATGCAGCGGAACATCTCGGACAGAATGGTCTTACCGGAGCCAGGGCAACCGTGAATGATCAGCGCGTAGTTGATGCGCTTGCCAGGGTTTTTGATTACCCACGCGAAGTATTCCATCACGTATTCGCGCTCGCGGTGGTCGGGGAACTGAACCATGAAAAAGTCCTTCATGATTTCGATGTTTTTCAGGTCACGCTGCGAGTAATCGTCCGGCATATCGACCATCGTGTCCGGATGGAACGTGTTCAGGAAGATACGGCCGTTGTCCGCGGAATACGCCAGATTGTCCGATTCGAAGAACCTGAAAAACTCCGGACGGGCAGCGCACTCGCGCACCGGTTTCCACTCGCTGTTCGGTGTCTCGCCGTGTGCCAGCGGGTTATACATCACCCCGTCGACCACCGGCACCTGATAAATATCCATGGCCAGTTTCGCAGGCGTGGTGTCAGGGTCTTCGTCGACCATGTATCGGCGCATGGCCAAGTCGAACGCCTGGACGCTGCTGGAAGAACCGTTGCGGATATTCACGAAAAGGCCGGTCTGGCGGTTGAAACACCACTGCATCAACCAACCTGGCAGGTCGTCAGGGTCGATACGGTACGACAGGTTTTTCTTGATCTCCGCCGGAGTCAGCTTACGGCCAACCAGTTCGTTATAGCGATCGCAGGCAATCTTCACGACGTCCATGCGCGCCATGCCGAACATCTTCACTTTGCGGAAATGGCTGGCGGCTTCCATCCATTCGTCGCGGGTGGTGGAGTTGGCGAATTTCGGGATCAGCGTTTCCACTGCTTCCGCGCGCTGGCGGTCTTCGATTTCGTTCGCTTCCTGCAGCAGCGAGCGGAAGGAAATCAGGCGCTTTTTATCGTGCTTGAAACCCTCGTCCCACTTCTGGTCGAAAGAGTCCTGATCGAAGTTGTTGGCCTGCGCCGACCATTTCAGGGCGATGTCATATGCCCGGTCCTGGTCTTCCACGCCGGTCTGCAGCGCTGCGATGACACGAATCCACTGCTGGTAATCCTCCGCGCCTGGCAGCAGCATGACTTTGCGCTCCAGTTCGTCGTAATCACCATCGTACTGGCTGTATGCGTCGGCGGCGCGGTTCACCCAGTCGTCTTCTTCGTACTCTTCGTCCTCGTCGTCCCATCCGAGCGATTGGCCACGGACGGCGGTGGTGTGATTCCACCCGCGACGTTCGCATTCACGGTCGAATTCGGCGATGATTTCGAACGCTTGTGCTTCGGTCAGTTGCGGCAATTCGTCAGAATCGACGGACGTCGGGTCACCGTTGGCCACCCACTTATACGGCTTGTTGGTGTCCGGATGGACGCCGAATGCGATGAACTGCTGGCCATCTCCGAGGATCTGGACCTCATGCTTCATCGACTTACCTTTCTCACCCTCATACCAGACCGATTTCATGGTCGGGAAGCGGGCGCCGGAAAGGCGGAACAGCAGCAGGCGTTTCGGGTCCAGGCCTACGCGAGTCGGCGCGCTGCCATAGACCAGTTCGACATAGTCCGACATGTGCGAGACGAGGTCTTCGTCGCGGATGTCGAGGTCGACGGCCGGATTTTTGGCGGTCAGGATGCCGGCCCCACATTCACCATGAACGAGAACCCAGTCTTCCCAGTTTCCTTCGAAATTATTGGTCGTCCAGTTCTTGAACAACGGTGCTTTCGATTTCCGCCGGATCGGCGTAAAGATATAGCCATTGACGGCCAGGTCTTCGCCGACTTGATTTAGCGAAGTTTTGGCCATTAGATCAGACTCCCGTTCCGAACGCACTCGACCGGATTAACCAGCCATTCCCACTGAATGAAGTCGCGGCCTAAACCGGCTTCCATCATCATGGCCGCGCGCGTAGTGAAACGCCCCTCGCGCATGAAACGGGACAGTACGTCGGGACGGAAGTCGCAGATCTCCGCGATTTCTCTTACCAGGACACGGTTTTTAGAAAGCAGGCCAGCGCGGGCAACGATGAAGCGAACAATTTGTTCGGCGTCTTCGCGGTCTACGCAGGCTGGAAGTTCAGGTAAAGACATAAGTACATCCTCATTGCTCGTTTGTGATCCCCGCGATAATGGCTCATTTGTCCCATAAAGGCAAGCATTGTCCCATTTGTCCCATAAGTACCATAAGTTTTGACAGGGATTGCCGCCGGTACCGCCAGTATTCGCCGGTACCGAAGACAAATTTTAAAAATAATTCGAAAAAAGGTGTTGACGGATTTTCCGAGTGGGCGTATCTTTCAATCACCGGCAGCAAACAGCAACCGGATAAACCGAAAATTAACCGTTAAGAAGGAATGACCGATGTCTCTCGAACAAGTAATCGCTGAAAACAACTCCCTGCTGCGTGAACTGATTGACCTGCAGAAAGCAGGCGGCGCTTCCGCTAAAACCACCGACGCCGGTACCGAAAAGTCCGACGCCAAAACCACCACCACCAAAGGCGGCGCTAAAGGCGGCAAAACCACCACTACCAAAGCGAAAGCCGAAGTAGTTGACCCGGACACGCTGAAAGCGAAACTGGTTGAGTACAAAAACCTGACCGATCTGAAAGCGGCTAAAGCGCTGACCAAAGAACTGGGTTACGACGCGATTGCCGACGTGCCGGACGACAAGTCCAAAGAAGTGTTCGACGCTATCGACGCGGCCATCCTGGCGCTGGATAACGGCAACACCGCTGACGCGGATGCAGAAGAAGACCTGTAATCTAAGTCTGCAGGCCATCTACGAACGCTTTGCGGGCGGCGACCATTCGATATTCTCGCCGTCCGCATCGTCCAGGTGGATGAACTGTCCCGGTTCGTTGATACCCAACTTGTTGGCTCCAGACGATACCGGGATTTTTGCTGCCGAAGGTACGGTGGCGCACGAACTGGCCGAACAATGGCTGACCACTGGCAAAAAACCGAAACACCGGTTGGGCGAGTGGGTCTGGATAGAGAACGGCACCGATTGGTTCGAAATCCAGATAACGCGCGGGATGTTCATCTACGTCGAAGAGTATGTCGACATCTGCATGATGACCCCTGGCGAAAAGTTCATAGAAAGCCGCGTAGACTTTTCGATGTTAACGCCGGTGCCTGGCCAAAAAGGGACACTGGATTTTTGTGCAATCGACGATGACACGCTCTACATCCGCGACCTGAAATACGGGAAAGGGGTGAAGGTCGATGCCATCAAAAACTCGCAGTTGCTGATCTATGCGTATGCGAAGTACATGGAAATCCGTGACTTCTACTACATCAAGCGGATCGTAATCTGCATCGTGCAGCCTCGACTCGACCACTTCGAAGAGTGGGAATGCACACCCGAAGAACTGATGGGCTTCGGTGAACTGGTAAAGCGCAAGGCAGCGGAAGCGTGGAAATTAGACGCCCCGCTGGTGGCCGGTGTGAAACAGTGTGGTTTCTGCCGAATCCGCCAGACCTGCCCCGCTCGGTTGGCCATGGCAAGACAGGTGCTTGAACTGCGATTCCCCGAAGACGGGCAATTCCCCATCACGGAGAAGCAGGTAAAAATCCTGAAAGAAGATCTGGACGAGGACTTATTCTTCCTCAACTTCCAGCCGCCTATGTCACTGAACAACGCGCAACTGGCCAGCGTCCTGAAATACCGGACGACGATAGAAAACTGGTTCAAGTCGCTGCAGACTGAACTGACTCGCAGAGCAATGGCTGGCGAAACCATCCCAGGCTACAAACTCGTCGAAGGGCGATCGTTCCGTAGTTTTGAGGATAACGAGAAAGCCGAAAGAGCGCTGCTGGAAGCGGGGCTTACCGAAGAGGACATCTGGAAGGTGGATATTATATCTCCGGCTGTCGCAGAGGAAGCGCTGATGTCGACAGGGTTGAAGCGGAAAGAACTTCCCGCGATACTCAGTCCGATAGTAAAATCGACGAAGGGTGCTGCGACACTGGCGCCACTGACCGACAAACGACCCGAAATTGGTTCCGACGTTAAGTCGGCCATGAACGACGAAGACGACGATTACTTTCCGTCACAACGATAATACCGGAGATAAAAAATGGCACGTCAATTAACCGTACTGAAAAAGTTCCCGAAAGAGGGTGTTACTTTCTACAAAGAGGGTTACATCAAGATTCTGGACGCCAAACTGTCCTACCCGCACTTCGACAAACCGCAGAAGTTCCAGCGCGACGACGGCACCGAAGTCGAGAAGTACGGCTGCGAAGGTCTGATCGAGTCCGACCGCTTCCAGGAGTCGAAGAAGTTCATGGTCGACATCATCAAAAAGATCATGGAAGACAAGGACTGCAAATGTTCCAAAGACAAGTGGTTCGTTGTTGAAGGTGATCCGGATATGCGCCCTGAACTGGACGGCATGTACCAGATTAAGGCCAGCGAGTCCCGCAAGCCGGAATTCCTGACCGTCGACGGCGACGAGATCCAGTCTACCAAGGAACTGCGCGACCTGTTCTACCCTGGCTGTCGTGTCGACATCATGATTCGACCATGGGGTCAGAACTACCGCGATGCGAAAAGCGGCACCACGGCAAAACGCGTGAACGCCGGTCTGGTCACGGTGAAATTCCGCCGCGACGACACCCGCCTCGGTGAAGAACCGATCGACACCTCCGGCGCGTGGGACGAGGATGATGACGAGCATTTCGAGAAGTCCGCTCCGTCTAAAGGCTCCCGTCAGTCTACCGACAACGATGACGACGACGCTTTATAATCGCCCCACCAGCAAAGCCGTCCTTCGGGGCGGCTTTTTTATCGGAGACGCTCAATGATTGTTGGCGAAATGACCCTGGAGATAGCGAAGAAACTGGCCGTTCTTCCCGCTAAACGACAGGATTATCACAACTGCATGGGTCTGCCGAGCGACGTCTACCTGGACTATGAAACCCGCTCGGAAGAAGACCTGAAAAAGTTCGGGCAGGACCGGTATGCCAACCACCCGTCCACGCACCCGCTAATGGTGACGTGGTGCGAGATACGGCCGGACGGCAATCACTGGTACCACTGGAATACAGAAATGGGGGAATTCCCGCGTCGCTTAATTGCGATTTTCTGCGATCCAAAAGTCCTGAAACACGCGTTCAACGCGCAGTTCGAACGCACCATCACGAAGTTCGCCATGGGCCTGGGCGACAACGTCGGGTACAAAGACTGGCGCTGTACGATGGTCCACGCCTACATGATGGGCTTCGGCGGCACCCTGGGGCAGATTGGCGCGGCCGTCGGCCTGAAAGAGCAGGCCAAACTGGAGATCGGGAAAGACCTGATTAAGTTCTTCTCCATTCCGGTGCCGGAGCGCCAGCGGAAAACCGTGGGCGGCATGTTCCGCGACCCGTCGAACTACCCCGAAGAGTGGTTCGCGTACTGCGTTTACAACATCATGGACGTGGCGGCCGAGATGGCCATCGCAGCGAAAATCGACCAGCCGGAGAAATACCCGATCCCGCCGTCCGAGTGGGCGACCTACGCTATCGACCAGGAGATCAACGACCGCGGGGTGCCTATCGACCTGCGCATGGCCGAGAATGCCATCATCCTGAAAGACCGCCGGAAGGAAGAACTGGTGGCCGAACTGCGTCAGATCACCGGCCTGGCAAACCCGAACTCCACGGCTCAGTTGTTGCCATGGCTGACCAAGCGCGGGTACCCGTTCCCCGACTGTAAAGCGGCATCGGTGAAAACGGCGCTTAACCGCTTCTCGCACAAGATGACGGAAGACTGCATCGTCGTGCTGAAAAAGCGTAAGTGGGCGGCGTCCACCAGCCACGGCAAATACACCACGATCGCCAACGCCTCCCGCGCTGGCCGCTTCCGTTATGCGTTCCAGATGGCGGGCGCGCAGCGTACTCAGCGTTGGGCCGGCCGCAAGGTTCAGGCGCAGAACTTACCCCGCACCCCGAAATGTCTGGAGCCGAAAGACGGCGACATCCGGAAACTGAACACCACCACCGAGATCATCCGCAAAGGCCGGTACGACGAACTGTCGCTGTGGATGAAAGAGCCTATGGAAGCCATCGTCGGCTGCATCCGCTCTACGTTCCGCGCCGAGGACGACCACGAATTCCGCGTGTGCGACCTTGCGTCCATCGAATCGGTGGTGATCGGCTGGCTGTCCGACTGTAAGTGGTTCCAGGAAGTGCTGGCCAACGGGCATGACATCTATAAATCGTTCGCCATGCACCTGTACGACAAGGCATACGACGAGGTCACGAAAGCCGAACGTTCCATGGCCAAACCGGCAACGCTCGGATGCGGCTACCGCCTTGGCGGCGGCGACGAGACAGAGACGTTCACCCGTACCGGCCTGTGGGGCTACGCGGAGAACATGGGCGTCGACATGACGAAGGAAGAAGCGGCCGAACACGTTAAGGTGTTCCGTGACCTCTGCCCTGAAATCGTTGATCTGTGGTTCGAACTGGAGCAGGCGGCGTTTAAGTGCCTCAAGTCGAAACAGCCGGTGCAGTGCGGCCGCGTGACGTTCGAATACCGCAAGCCGTTCCTGGCCATCCGTCTGCCGTCCGGCCGCCGGTTGTGGTACTTCGACCCGAAAGTGCTGCCGGTCACCCGCAAGTTCAAGAACAAGTACACCGAGTCGTACACGGTTAACGGGAAGACCACCACCCGCGAGATCGTGAAGGAAGAGTCGTACACGAAATACCAGTTGTCGTACATGGGGATGGACCAGAAGACCCGTAAGTGGTCGCGTCAGTACACCCATGGCGGAAAACTGGTGGAAAACATCGTTCAGGCGATTGCCCGCGATGTGTTGAAAGCCGGTATCATCCGCGCCACCCGCGACGGCTTCAAAATCGTCATGCACATCCACGATGAAATCGTCTGCCACGAAAAACGCACGGACACGTACCATACGCTGCCCCGTCTGCAGGAACACATGACGGCACCGCTGTCGTGGGCGCCTGGGATGCACCTCGGCGGCGCGGGATGGACTGGCCCGTTCTACATGAAGGACTAACGATATGCCGAGAAAAGATCCATTCGCGGTGGCCAACGCCATTCGCGAGTCGAAAGTCGAAAAGGGGATATGCGAGTTCGCCGAGTATTACGGCTGGATGCAGTTTAAGGTCGTCAGTCCGGCATTCAACGGGATGCCAGACCGCGGCTTTGTCCGGAAGACCGGAGACAAAAGCGAGTTCATCCTGGCCGAGATTAAGCAACTCGGCAAAAAGCCTACGACGCTGCAGGCCATCCGCGCGCGGGAACTGGCCAAACACGGCGTAGAGGTTCACTGGTTCGACAGCGTGGAGGCGGCCAAAGATGTTTTTCGACGCTAAGAGCCGTATCGCCGCCGCCGAATTGAGCGACGCTAACCACCACGAATACCAGAAGGAAGCCATCGACTTCGCCATGCGGGTGCCAAAGTGCGCCCTGTGGATGGACTTAGGCCTGGGTAAATCCGGCGTGTCCGGCAAGGTGGTGTCTGAAACGCTGGCCAACCTGGAAATCGACCGCTGGCTGATTATCGCCCCGCTGCGCGTCTCCCGCGTGACGTGGCCAGAAACGTTCAGCGAGTGGAAGTACCTGGCGGGCATCCCGTACACCGTGCTGTCGGACGAGCCGGAAACGTCGAAGGAAACCAAGGCGCAGGCGGTTATCCGCCGCTCGCGTACCAGCCGGACGTCGGTGGACATGATTAACATGGAGATGGTGCCGACGCTGGTGGACTTCTGGCGCCGCGACTGGCCATACGACGGGGTGATTATCGACGAATCCAGTAAGTTCAAAGACCACAAGTCGCAGCGCTTCAAAAAGCTGGCGCTGGTGTTCAATTACATCAAACGCATGATCCAGTTGACGGCCACACCGGCATCGGAGGGCTACGAAAGCCTGTTCGCGCAGATAGCGCTGCTGGACGGCGGTGACCGCCTCGGCAAAGTGATAACCCACTACCGGAACGATTACTTCCAGCAGGACTACTACACCCGCAAGTGGAAAATCATCGAACGCCTGAAACCGGAAGTCGACGCGAAGATAGCGGACATCACGCTGGTCATGAAAGCGGAAGAGTACCTTCCCGACCACCAGGAACCGCACTTCGTCGAACACAAACTGGAGATGACGTCGAAGTTCAAGGACATGTACACGTCCATGGAAAAAGACAGCGTCCTGGAACTGGGGGACGTCGAGATCGTGGCGGACAACGCGGCGGCCGTGTGGGGCAAACTGCTGCAAATGGCCAGCGGCATGGTGTATGAGACGTGGAAGGAGCCGCACCCGAAAATCGAAGGGCGCATGGTGCTGAAACGCCGGCCCCACCTGCTGCATGACGAAAAGCTGGATGAACTGGAAGAACTGCTGGACCAGCTCGACGGCAAACCGCTGCTGCTGGCCTACCACTGGGAAGAATCACTGGAACGCCTGAAAAAGCGTTTCCCATGGGCTACGATTCTGGACAAGGAAGGGAAGTATAAAAAGGCGTGGGATGCCGGAAAGATCAAGATGCTTATCGCGCACCCGCAGTCGGCGGCGCACGGTCTGAACCTGCAGAAGCCCACGAACCAGATGTGCTTCTTCGACATCCATCCGTCGCTCGAAAACTTCCTGCAGTTCATTGGCCGTTTGAACCGTCAGGGGCAGAAAGAAAAAGTGTTCGTCCACCTAATGCTTTCCAAAGGCACCTATGATCTGCGAACATGGGAGGCATTGAAACAGAAACAGGACGGCGAACAGGCACTGCTGAACCGCATCCGGTACCTGCAGCGCAAGATGCGCGAGGCCGAGCGGAAAGAGCAGGAGTCAGCCGCGAGGGGCGCCATGGCCATGGCCGACGAAGACGACTTGCTGTAATCGCCCATTGCCAAGACAAAGACGTTCGCCGTAAATTATCGGCAGCGTCTTTTTTCATTTTAAGGACTCCCATGTCAGACAAAGACCTCAAAGACATCAAGAACGCCGGCCCCGACGAAAAGACGAGGTCGATGATCCATGAGGGATGTTCTATTTCCCAACTGGCCGACATCTTCGACCGTGATCGCCGCACGGTGACGAAGTACATCCACGATGCGGGAGTGAAGCCATGCGCCACCCGAAACGGAAACCCCATTTACAAATTGCGCGACGTCGCTGGCTATCTCTGCGACATCGATCCGGACTTCATCGACCAGCGCATCCGGAACCTGAACCCGCAGGATTTACCGCCGCTGCTGTCGAAGGAATACTGGAACGGGAAGCGCGCCCGACTGACGTACCTGCGTGAAGAGGGCGACCTGTGGGAGACGTCGCAGATTCAGATGCTATTGGGCGTGTGGGTGAAGAACTTCGTCACCGGCGTCCGCCAGGTGCAGGACACCATCGACCGCCGCGAAATCCTCACGGAGACGCAGCGAGAAGCGCTGGTGCAGGAAATGGACAGCCTGATTAACATGACCCGCGAAACACTGGCGGACGCCATTCAGCGCGCGAAGGAAACGGCAGATGAAGACGACCAACTCTAAGACGTTTGACACCGTCTACGACGTCTTCCTGGCGGCGGTAGACACCATCCGAGCGCCGGAGCGAATCTCCGTATCGCAGGCGGCCATGAAGTACCGCTATGTGTACCAGCCGGGTGCGTACATCGGTCCGTGGAAGAACTCGGAAACCCCGTACATGATCGAGCCGATGGACATGTTCACCAGCAGGACGAAGGTGGCCATGGCGCTGATGATGTCGGCTCAGACCGGTAAGACGGACTCCATGATCCTGAATACCACGCTGTACACCACTATCGTCGACCCGATGGACATGATCATCTACAACCCGACGCATAGCCTGGCGCGCGACTTCTCCATCCGTCGTATCGACCGTTTGATGCTGCATTCGAAGAAAGTGGGCGAACAGCTTCTGCGCGGGCGCGACTCGGACAACGTGTTCGACAAACACTTCAAAAACGGCACCATCCTGTCGCTGTCGCATCCGGCGCCAGGCGAACTGGCCGGTCGTCCAATCGGCCGAGTTTTGATGACCGACTATGACCGCTTCCCGATGGACGTGGGCGGCGAAGGTTCGCCGTTCGACCTCGGCTCAAAGCGTACAACGACTTTCGGCTCCATGGCGATGTGCATGGCCGAGTCGTCGCCGTCCATGCCGATCATCGACCCGAAGTGGATTGCCCGCAGCGCCCACGAAGCGCCTCCGTGCGACGGCATCGCCAACCTGTACAACCGCGGCGACCGTCGCCTGTGGCATTGGCCATGCCCGCACTGCGAGGAATATTTCGAAGGGCGTTTCGAACTGCTGACGTGGGATAAGACGAAGCCGACCAACCTGGAAAAAGCGCGCACCGTTCAGATGATCTGTCCGGAGTGCGGCAGTCTGATCGACTACAAAGAGCGCCGCGAGATGCAGCAGTGGGGCATATGGGTACCGGAAGGTATGCGTATCGAAAAAGGCAAACTGGTCGGCGAGGTGCCGGACAACCTGATCGCATCCTACTGGCTGAAAGGCGTGGCCGCTGCATTCGTGACGTGGGAAAAGCTGGTGTTCTACTACCTGAACGCCGAGGACGAATACCAGCGCACGATGTCCGAAGAGGCGTTGAAGAAATTCTGGAATACGGACATGGGTATGCCGTATTTGCCGAAGTCGATGCGATCGGTCCGGTCGCCGGACAGCATTAAAGCCATGGCCATCTCGCTGCCGGTCAAAACGGTGCCGTCGGACGTGCGCTTCCTCGTCGGTACCGTCGACGTGCAGAAGACGAAATTCGTGGTGGAGGTGTGGGGTATCCGCCCTGGCCAGCCGTTTGATCAGGTACTGATTGACCGGTACGACATCGTGAAGAACCCGATGCGGCTGGACGAGAACGACGAGCCGGAGCCGCTGGACCCTGCTGGCTACCTGGAGGACTGGCACACGCTGACCCGACAGGTTATCCGCGCTAAGTATCCACTGGAAGGTGGGGCGGGCGTTATGGGCGTCAAACTGACCCTTTGTGACTCCGGTGGCCGCGCGGGCGTGACAGCCAACGCGTATAATTACTACCGTCAGTTGAACTCGCCGGACTACGGACTGGGCGGGCGCTTCCTGCTTATCAAAGGCCGCAGCACACCGAACACCCCGCGCGTGGCGCTGACGTATCCGGACTCTACCCGTAAAGACCGATACGCCAATGCTCGCGGCGAAATTCCGGTGCTGCTGATCAACACCAACCTGATTAAAGACATGTTCGACGGCCGACTGGGCGTACTGACTCCCGGCAAAGGCATGGTCGTCCACCCTGACTGGCTTTCCGATGAATACTACCGCGAACTTTGCGTGGAAATCCGGACACCGAAAGGGTGGGAGAACCCGAACAGTGAACGAAACGAGGCATGGGACTTAGGTTGCTACTGCATCGCCGGTTGCGTTTCCCCGTACATTGGCATTGAACATATCCAATGGGACCGGCCGCCGCTGTGGGCGGAAGAGTGGGACAAAAACATCATGGTGGAACTCACAACGGAGAAAGGCGAGATTGTTCGCGCGCCCGCTTCCCGCTATGATTTCGCTAAATTCGGTTCGGAAATGGCTTAGGGGGCAACATGTTTGATTGTTCGGGACTTACCTGTGAAGAATTACAGGACATGCTGGCCGATGCGCGTAAGGCGTATCAGCAGCTTGTGTTGGGCGGCGCCGTGCGCGTCGTAGTAGATCAGAACGGCGAGCGAGTGGAGTTCACCGCGGCCAACCGGCAATCACTGAACCAGTACATCCAGACGCTGCTGTCGTACATGCGCGAGAATGGCTGCTTGTGTACGCCGGCCCCGCAGCAGCAGAAAGCGTTCCGATTCATCTTCTAAGGGGAAGACTGTGAAAAAATTATCTCTCGCCGAGTCGAACGCGCTGATGCCGATGGCGCTCGGCGGCGGCGGCCTGGAGGGCGCGAAGATCATGTCGCGCGAAATGGCTCGCTGGCAACCATACGGCGGCTCTCCGGATATGCTGGTGAACGGCGCCAAGAAAATCACGGACGACCGCAGCCGCGACGCCATGATGAACGACGGATACCTGTCAGGGGTGCTTCATTCCACCCGCGACAGCATTGTCGGCGCCAGCTACCGGCTTATTGCGCAGCCGAACGTGGACGTGCTGAAAACGATCGACCCGCGTTTCGACGATGCCTGGGAGGAAGAATTCTCCATGGCCGTGGAAGGGCGCTTCAACCTGATTTCCGAATCCCGCGCCAACTTTCTGGACGCTACCCGCCGCGATAACCTGACCGGTCTGGTGCGCCTCGGTCTGGCGTCTCACGTTTATTCCGGCGAGATCCTTTTCTCCGGTGAGTGGATTCGCGAAAGCGATCGCCCGTTCAACACTGCAGTACAGCTAATCGCGCCCGACCGCCTTTGCAATCCTGACAATGGTCCGGATGAATTGCGCCTGCGTCGCGGTGTCGAACTGAACATGTGGGAACGGCCAATCGCGTATCACATCCGCAACGGCTACATGGGCGATGCGTACAGCACGGTGCAACAAGTTTCATGGCAGCGCGTGGAAGCGGAAAAGCCGTGGGGCAGGAAGATGATTGTCCACGTCTGCGAACGCGACCTGCCTGGCCAGACTCGCGGTCTGTCGGAAATGGTGGCAGCGCTGAAACAGATGCGTATGACCCGCCGCTTCCAGGACATCACGCTGCAGAACGCCGTCATCAAAGCCAGCTACGCGGCCACGATGGAATCCGAACTGCCAATGGAAATGCTGGCGGGCGCGATGGGCGGAAACTCGATCGGCATGGAAGAGTACCTGGGAACGTTCATGTCCCGCCTGCAGGAGTACATGGGCGGCGCGAACAACCTGACGATCGACGGTGCCAGTATTCCGGTGCTGTTCCCGAACACGAAACTGAACATGCAGCAACTGGGTACACCAGGCGGCGTCGGTACCGAGTTCGAAATCTCCCTGATTCGTCACATCGCGGCATCGCTCGGCTATTCGTATGAAGAGTTCGCCCGCGACTTTTCGAAGACGAACTACTCGTCTGCGCGCGCGGCCATGAACCTGACGCACAAACGTATGCAGGCGAAGAAGAAGACCATCGCTGACCGTATGGCGTCCGAGATTTATGATCTGTGGTTCGAAGAGGACTGGAACGCGGGCAACCTGCCGATGCCGGTGGGAATGAAACCGTCGATCCTGTATGCTCCGCTCGTTAAGCAGGCGCTGACCGGATGCTTCTGGATTGGTGCCGGACGTGGCCAGATTGACGAGGTCAAAGAGACTCAGGCGGCGATTATGCGTATCAGCGCCGGACTGTCGACCTACGACAAAGAGGCAGCGAACCTCGGCATGTACTTCAAAGATGTCGTGCGCGCCCGCCAGAAAGAAGACAAACTGATTAAAGCCGCCGGTCTGACATTCTCAGGTGAAGCGACGAAGCCGAACACGAACGATCGTCAGCAGACCATGACCGACAACAACGATACCCAGGACCGGGAGGAAGACAACGATGCCGCAAATTAATACCACCGTGGCGCAGGCAGTGGCCAGACGTCTCAGTCTGCAGCCACTTCTGACCACTCCGGAAGCAGCCATTGATGCCGACATGGCTCGCTTCCTGTCCATGACGCCGGAAGAACGCGCCGAAGAAGAATCGCTGTATGCGACGTGGAAACACGAAGTGGTGGCGTCCTTTGGCGGGCAACCTGGCGGGAACGAAAAACCGTATGCCTATGCCAACGGCGTGGCGGTGATCCCGATTCACGGTATGCTGATTAACCGCTTCGGCGGGTCGTGGGGGTGGGTCACCGGCTACCAGTACATTTCGCGCATGACTATGGCCGCAGATGCCGATCCCGATGTTCAGCTTATCGTGTACGACATTAACTCCGGCGGCGGCGAAGTATCCGGATGCGCGGAAGCGGGCGCCATCGTCGCGTCCACCCAAACCCCGACGATGGGCGTCATCGACTCGCGCTGCTACTCGGCGGCTTACTGGCTCGGCTCTCAGGTTGACCGCCTTGTGTCGACTCCGAGTGGCGGGGCCGGCTCCGTGGGCGCGATGACGATGCACATCGACGTGTCGGAAATGATGGAATCCATCGGCATGAAAGTGACGCTGATGTATGCCGGTAAACACAAGGTCGATGGCAATCCGTATGAAAAACTGGGTGCCGATGTCAGGGAGAAGACCGAAGCACGTCTGGAAGAGATTCGACAGGATTTCGCTGAAACCGTTGCAGAAGGTCGCGGTATCACCTTAGAATCTGTCCTGGCTACCGAGGCGGATTGCTACACGGCCGAACAAGCGGTAGATTTAAAACTGATTGATGCGATCGCTGATCCATCGGCCGCGATTCTAACCGCTATGTCGCGCATGGCAGATGGCGACGACCCCTTCGACGAAACTGATGACGAGGAAGACGATATGTCTACTGCAGCAAAAACCAATACCAACCAGCCGAAAGCCGAAGTCGAGCAGCCGCAGGTTGACGCGAAACAGATTGAAGCGGATTCCCGCGCGCGCATGAAAGCCATCAACACCCATGCGAACGCTACCGCTCAGGCCGACCTGGCATCGTTCCTTGCGTATGACACGGAACTGTCGTCAGAGATGTGCTGCGCTATTCTGGATAAAGTGACTGCGCCAGTTGCCGTTGCGCCGGTCCAGGAGAATAAAGCCGAAACCGGTCCGACAAAGAACGGTACCAAGGCTGAACAGGATGGCGAAACGACTTTCGCTAAAGCCATGGACGAAAGCAAAAATCCGAACCTCAAGCCGAACCAATCGGAGAACGCCGAAGCGTCTCAGCTTGATAGTGTCCTCGCGCTTATCCCGGACGACATGAAAAACTAACCCATCGGTCAAACTGACGGAGATTAAAAATGGTACAAGCAATTTACGAACCGGATGATCTGGCCGGTAACTCAAACTGGGATGGCGTCAAACCACAACAACTGTGGGCGGGCGAGTATCCGAAACACACTTCCAGCGGTAAAGCAGGCGGCGCGTCCTCCGTGGTTTACGCGAAGTACGAAGTCGTGGCCTACGATAAAGCGACCGACACGTACATCAAGTACGATCCGGCTGCTGCAGAAGGTGAGGCAGCGGGCGTTCCGGTCGGCTTTACTTGTCAGCCTACCGTTGGCGGCGGCAGCATTCAGGTTTATGATTCTGGTGCGCCTAACCACGAAGCGCTGGTGTGGCCAGCCAGCATTGATACGTTCGCAGAGCGCAAAGCCGCTTTCGCTTACGCGGGATCTAACATTTTCGTGGCGCGTCTGTTAGGCTAACGCCATCATAAACATGGACGCCCGATGATCGGGCGTTACCGATTATCGGGTAAGAGGGGAATTCAGAATGTCCGATCAAGTCGTCAACCCTTGGGATACGCAGACCGCGGGCGGCGTTATTCGTAAAATCAAAGTCCCGTTCTCCCTGTTCCTGGGATTCTATGGCCGTTCGATCTATTTCGAAACGGACAAGATTTTCTTCGAACGCGTGAACACCAACTACCGCCGCGTTGCTCCGTTTGTTGCCCCGAACGTGCAAGGCTGGATTAACCGTCGCGAAGGTTATACTGCCGACTCACTGGCTCCTGCGTACATCAAGGAGAAAGACGAGGTCGACATCAACGCCCCGCTGATGCGTCTGCCTGGCGAAACTATGGTGTCCGGTTCTTACACGAACCAGCAGCGCCATGACATCATCGTCGCCGACCTGGCCGCGCAGCAGAAACAACGCATCTACAACCGTTTCGAGTGGATGGCGTGTATGGCCGCGAAGAACGCGGAAGTCACCATCGAAGGTGAGAAGTATCCGGCTCGCACCGTTCAGTTCCCGCGTAACGCTGGCCTGACTATGGTGTCCAACTGGACGGCGCAAGGTGCTGACCCTATGGGCGACATCTCCGCGCTTCGTCGCATCGCTAACACCGAATCGGGCGCGCGCATCGTCGACGTCTACTTCGGCCGTGACGCGTACCTGGCGTACTTCAACGCGCACAAAGATCTGCTGGTTGGCCAGAACGGTCTGATGGATCGCAACATCGGCGGTTCCGACACGCAGATTACCCGCCTGCTGGACCAGTTCGAAGGTCTGGAATACGTGGGTCGCGTTTCCGGTCTGAACGGCGCTGGCGAGATTCGTATCTGGATCTACGAAGCGACCTACCTGGATGCGGAAACCAACGCGCAGGAATACTTCCTGGAACCGACCGAAGTGTTCGGCATCGCGCCGAGCGTGTTCGCCGGTGTGCGTTGCTTCGGCGCAATCAAAGATGGCCGCGCTGGCTGGAAAGCCATGGAAATCTTCTCTAAGAACTGGGTGTCGCAAGAAGACCCATGGGAAGAGTTCTTCATGTCGCAGTCCGCACCGCTGATGGTGCCAGGCGACGCGAACGCAACCTTCTTGATTAAGACTGGCGCCTGATCGTAATATGAGGTCTGCCAGGCCTTAACGAACTAAACTCAAAGGGCGGCCGGTGTGCCGCCTTTTCATTCACTGGAGAACTACTATGCCGCAACGTATCACGAACGTATCCGTCACCGTCTTCCGCGATGGCAAACGCCAGGTGCTGAAACCGAACACCAAGTTCGACTTCACGAAAGAAGAGATGGACGACATCACCCGTATCCATAAAGGCGCGCTGCGCAAAGTGGACAGCGATTCCGACGACCTGATCGACCTGACTAAAGCCGACGTGGCCAAGCCTAAGTCGACCGGCGGCAACGGCGGTGAACACACCAACGACAGCAAGCCGGAAACCGCGAACACCGGTGACAAGCCGCTGACTGCAGCGCAGAAGAAAGCGCAGGACGCCAAAGCTGAAAAAGCTAAACTGGCCGACGAGCAGAAAGCTGGTGACGGCGAAGAAGGCGATCTGTAATGGCAGGGGGCTTCGACTGGCAATCGGTCAAAGCCCGCACCCGCCGAGTGGTGCATAATACCTTCGGCGGGGATGCAAAATACTTCGATTTTACGCAGCCGGAAATCGCCTTAACTGTCCGGTGGCACAATAAAATCCAAGTGGGCGGAGACCTGGAAAGTACAGGGTATGCCGAAGTTATCGAAGGTATCGAACGTGTCATCTTCGACATGGACGAACTGAAAGCCAAGGGCGTCACCCTGCGCAACAATGGCACGGTGATTATGGCCGACGGTACCGTCCTGACGCTCGGCACCCAGGAACCAATCGTTGGTCCTATCGAAGTGGTCTGGCAGGTAGCGCGGGGGTAGCATGGAACCGATCATCGACGTTGCCGCACTCGACAATCTGCGAGAATACTTCAACCGATTCCCCGACCTCTCTAAAGTAGCCATGCGCATTGCCATTAACGATACCGTCAAAGGCAGAGGCATGGCGCTTATCCGTAACCAGATGACCGGCGAGATAAACTTTAACAAAAGCTATCTGACCGGTGATCGACTCGGCATCGCCCGACTGGCCACCAATGAAAACCCCGAAGCCATCATCCGCTCGCGTGACCGTGCCACCAGCCTGGCGCGATTCGCCACCAGCACGACGGTCGGCAAAAAGGCGGAATCAGGGGTGACGGTTCGCGTGAAGAAGGGGAAGACGACCTTCATCAAGCGCGGCTGGCTGGTGCGGCTGAACAAAGGGGCGTCCAAGTCGGAAGACCATTACAACCTCGGCCTGGCAGTCCGGCTCGGTCCGGGTGAAAAACTGGGTAACAAGAAAACGACTCACCAGTCATGGCTGGTGAAAGGTTCCGTGGCGCTGCTGTATGGCCCGTCCGTCGCGCAGGTGTTCAACGACACCCGCAGCAAGGTCGTAGAGCCAATCGGCAGCCTGGTCGAAGCGGAATTCCTCAGACAACTATCGAGGCTTATTGAATGAGCGCGCTGATTAAATTGCAAATCCAGCAAAAATTAACGACAATCCTCAACGAAATCACCGTGGCGAACGGCTTTAACACCGAGAACAAGGGAACGTGGCGGGGCCGATCGCAGTTCGGGCAGGAAACCGATATACCTTTCCTCGCCCTGATGGAGTCTCCGCGTTCGGATATTTCGGACTGGGCGACAGAAGATAACACGGTGAGCAAGGACGCCTGGACGCTGCTGATTCAGGGCTTCGTATCAGCGAATGGTCAGGAACACCCGACCGATGCTGCATACATCTTCCTGCATGATGTCGAAACGCAGCTTGGCAAAATTACCGCGACGCGTTCTAATGGATTCAGCGGCGGCCAGTATCCCGAATACTTCATGCTTAACGGGATGATCACTAAGCTGGAACTGGAACCGGCAGTCGTGCGCCCTGGCGGGGATGACGTCTCGCCGATGGCGTATTTTTATCAGCCGGTCCGGCTTACACTTGTTCGTGACCTTAAATGTTGATCAACAAATAAAGGGGGGTCGAAATGGCCACTACTTGCGTTAATGAGAAAAACAACCTTGTGTTAGGCCGTGGTCGACTCTTCTTCGACCGTCAGGACAACAAAGGGAACCCGACTGGTGAGCGCTACCTCGGCAACACGCCGGAACTGAACGCCACTCAGGACGTCACCACCCTCGACCACTTCGCGTCCGACTACGGCGTGAAAGAGATGGACGACCAGATGACACTGCAGAACACCCGTTCAGGCAGCTTCATCACCGATAACATCTCCCTGGAAAACGTGGCGGCGTTCTTCGGTGGCCAGTCCGCGACCATCGTCAACACGCAGCAGACCGACGTTAAAGAAGTCCTGAACTTCAACAACGCGATCACCCGCGGCCGCTTCTACCAGCTTGGCCAGACCGTCGACGACCCGCAAGGCCTGGGTAACATCGACGCGGCGAACTTCGAACTGTATTACGCATCGGCTAACGCCTCCATCGTGATCGGTTCGGGCGACCTGTCTTCCGTATCCGGTCTGACGCTGCTGCCTGCAGCGAACTACGAACTGGAAGCGGATACCGGCCGCATCTACATTGAGCCGGATGCGCCAGACCTGCAGGCATCGTCTAAGGTGTACGCGCAGTACAACCGTAAAGCCGGTGCGACCGACATGTTCATCACCACCGACGATTCTGTCCGTGGCGCGCTGCGTTTCATTTCGGACAACCCGAAAGGTCTGCAGATGAACTACTACTGGCCGGAAGTCAACCTGACGCCGAACGGTGACTACGCGCTGAAAGGGGACGACTGGCAGCAGCTTTCGTTCAACTTCGGTGTGCTGAAAAAAGACTGCAATACGCCGTCTCAGATCACCTACCGTCCGACGCCGGATCAGGGTAACGCGGGCAGCGGCGCCACGGTGTCCACCCTGACGCTGAACCCGACTTCCATCGCCGGTGACAACACCGCCACCAGCACGATTTCCGTGACGGTACTGGATGCCAATGGCCAGCCAGCTAACAACCAGCAGGTGACGCTGTCTCGCGGCGCGCTTCCGGCCGGTGTTAGCGCGGTGACCCTGACTTCCACCACCCTGACGACCAACTCGTCTGGTGTGGCGTCTACCACCGCGAAAGCCACGGCTACCGGCGCGGGCGCAGTCCAGTTGACCGCTACCCTCGTTTCCAGCGGCGCAACGAAGACGGCAACGCTGAACATCACCGCCCCGTAAGACGGAAAGCAAAATATTCAAAGGTCAGGCTAACCCCTGGCCTTTTTTATTTGCTAGATTAGCGATGTCAATAAACAGGAGACTACAACAATGCCTATTCGCTCTTATCAAGTGCCTCGCCGCGAAATCACCGACGCCGCTGGCGAAGTATTGGCCGACGTCCGCGGCCTCGCGTTCTACGATCTGAACCTACTGGTCAGCCTGCATTTCGACAGCCTGGATAAGTTGCTCTCCGTATGGGAACACTATCAGGACGTGTCGAAGCGCAAAGACCCCGGCGCCATGATGACCGACGCGGACTTCGCGGCTTTCCTGGCCGACATTTGCGCCAGCGCTCCGGCAATCATGGCCGACGTCATTGCCCTCGCTGCAGACGAAGTCGACGAACGCGGGATGCCGTCTACCGCCGCACTGGAAAGCATTCGCGTCTGGCCGATGCACGCTCAATGCCGCGCCCTTGGCCACATCTACGGTCTGTCGGTCGCCGACTTCGGTGGACCGGTAAAGCTGATCGGAGCGCTGATTCAGCAGGTGAGGCAAGCGGCTCCGGCGATGGGGATGATTCAGGCGTAACGCCGGACGAGCGCCACGAAGCGGAAATATGGTTCGCCAACCTTCGGGCGCACGTCACATACCTGCAAATGCACAACATCCCTGATGCCGACAGATTGCCGATTGGCAAGTTACTCAATACCTCCGAACTTGTTCGGCAGATGAATAACCGCAGACTGGCCAGCGAAGGGATCGTGCTGCAAGCCGCTGCGTCGAGTATCATGACTAAAGAGGGCGGCAAATTCTTCCAGAAAGTTATTAAGGGGCTTATGAGCAATGGCTGATAAAGACATCACGCTACGAATCCGCGCCAAGGATACGTCCAAGCAAACATTCGACCAGTTGACCAAAACCATGGCTAAACTGGCGCAGGCAATGGAAGAACAGCGCGACGCGGCGAAGAAGGGCGACGCTTCGGTGCGTGATCTCGAAAGCAGCTATACCGACCTGGAGAAAGTGGCCAAGGCGATGCTACGACAGGTCGCCGACGTCAAAGCCTTTGAGAACCAGGCCCGCGCGCTGGACGAAACCCGTAAGCGGGCGCTGACGGCTGCGCAGGCACAAACGGCATACGCGGCCAAGCTGGCGCAGCAGGATAAGGTTCTCAAAAAGGAAGAGGCCGAATTAAAGCGTCTCACGGCCGCCCGCGATCGTGAAGACCGCGCAGTCCAGAAACAGACTGACACCCTGACCCGCCTTGGCCAGCGCCTTGCCGGTTACGGCATCGCCGCGAACCAGACGTCGCAGGCCACCAAGCGTATCGAAGCCGCGATGAACACCCTGAATGGCGAACTGGCCAAACAGGACGCGGCGATCGAGAATAACGCGCTTCACATGAAGCAACTGAAAGCCGCGCAGGACGCAGCCGCCGCGCAGGCGCTGGCCGACAACCTCAAACGTCAGCAGGATGCCCTGCGCCAGCTTGCGGCCGAACAGCGGGCAGCGGCGAACGGGTGGGCGAGTACCGCCGCGTCAATGCGCACTACCGGCGCCGCAGCCGCCTCCCTGTCTCAGCAGATTCGCAATATCGTCGACCCGACCCGCAACGGCGCCAAAACACTGGACGCCCTGAACGAGTCAGTGGCGAGGGTGCAGGCAGGCCTGGTCCGGTCGAAGAAACCGATCACCGACTTCGCGGGCAAAATCCGCGAACTCAAAAACGCCAGGGAAACCGTCACGGCGCTGGCGCAGATGGTCGACCAGTTCCGGACGCAGACCACCGAACTGGCCAGGCTCCGCACGGCCTATACTGCAGCGCGCGCCGATGTCATCCGTCTGACGCAGGCGCTGACGCAAAACGGTGCTGACACGGCCGCCATTAGCCAGAAACTTCGTCAGGCGCAGCAGGCACTGGCGCAACTGTCCGGCGAGTTCAAACGCACGTCGCAGTCTGCCCGCGAGATCCAGCAGCAGTTACGCGCTGCCGGTATTGACACGCGCAACCTGACCGAAGCCGAGCAGCGCCTTATCGCGGCCGCCCGCAACACCACCACCGCGCAGAACCAGTTGACCGAGGCATACCGCCGTAACGGTGCTGCAGCGGATGAAGCCGGTAAGCGGACGCAGGGCAACTACGACCAGCAGAAGACTGCCCTGTCGTGGGCGCAGCGTCTTCGTGGTGAACTGCTGTCACTGGCCGCCGCGTATGGCGGTGTCTTTGGTGCCATCAACCTGGCGAACTCTGCAGTGGACGCCGCGATTACCCGTCAGCAGACGATGTCGGCGATTGCCGTCGTGGTCGGTAAGGACGTGGGCGCGCAGGCGAAAGAGTGGAACTACGTGAACCAGGTGGCCGACTACTTCGGTGCCAACCTGGAAAGCATGGCCAAGTCGTATGGTAAGTTCTCCGCAGCAGCGAAGGGCAGCGGCTTAGGGCAGGCAGAATCGAAAGAACTGTTTGAGAACGTGACGTCCATCGGTACCGCATACGGTAAGACGGCCGACCAGATGAACCTGGTGTTTCTGGCCATCGAACAGATGCTGTCGAAGGGGAACATCTCTGCAGAAGAATTCAAGCAGCAGTTCGGCGAACAGATCCCTGGCGCATTCGCGGCCGGGGCAAAAGCGCTTGGCCTGACCGAGATCGAATTCCGTAAGTACATGGAGTCCGCGTCCCTCGGCTCCGACGCCGTTATCTCCATCATGCGCGACTTGGCCAAGGAAACCAAAGACGCGACGGAGCAGATGCGTACCGGTATCGTGGCGCAGCAGAACGCCCTGGATAACGCGAAGTTCCGCTTCAACCTGGCGCTGGCCGACAGCGGCTTCCTGGAAGCGTATCGCAAACTGATTACGTCCCTGACGCAGCTACTGGAAAGCAACGAAGGGAAGCAACTGGCAGAAGACCTCGGCAATGCGTTCAGCAGCGTGGCCAGCGCCGCTCAGTTCCTTGTGGAGAACCTGGACCTGGTGAAGTGGGCTATTGCGAACATCGCGTTCGTTAAAGGTGCGCAGATGGCGTTCTCGTTCGGCCAGTCGCTGAAAGAGATCGCGGGCATCGCTACCGGCGCGAATACCGCCATGCGAAACTTCCAGGCGTTCCTGCTGATCTTCGCTCGCGGCCTTGGCACGGCGACGGTGGCCACGCGCGGCCTGTCTATCGCGATGAAACTGCTGGCGCGGTCTATCCCTATCCTCGGTGCGATTCTGATCGCCCTGGACATCGGGAAGGTGCTGTATGACCAGTCGGAAACCGTGCGCAGCATTGTCGACGCCATGATCAAGTACGTCGTGGTGTCGTTCCAGTACGTGAAGGGCGTCATCTCCGGCGAGTACAAAGAATTCGATAAGCTGAAAGCCGAGTACGAAGCGAAGAACGCGCCTATCCCGACAAACGTGAAAGCGCAGGCAGACCAGCTTAAAAAAGACATGGAGGCGGTGTCCGGCTTCCGTCGTTCCGAGACAGAGACGGCATTCAGTAAGGCGGCCGCCGACGAAAAGAACTTCAACAAGAAACTGGACACCCTGCGCGACAACCTGGCGAAGCAGTCTATTAGTCAGCAGAAGCGCGTGGCCAAAGACGACCTGAACACCCGTATCAGCCTGGTGCGCCAGTCGTATGCCGCGCAGTTGAAGGAAGCCGAGAAGTACGGCGGCGAAACGCTCAAACGTACCAAGGCGCTTATCGAACAGGCCGTGGCCAACGAGCGCGAGGCGTATAAAGCAGACCACGCAGGACGCGGGGCCGGCGCAGCGAATAAACGTGCCAACCTTGTGCAGTCGACGATGACGGATCTGGAGCAGGCCGAAAGCCGTGGCCAGAAGAAAGCCGTCTATGGCGACCCGACGTCGTCCTACGGTGAGCGCGAGGCAGCGGCAGTTAAGGCGGCCAACGACCAGTACAAGGATCTGGAAAACCGCATTAAGAAAATTGCGGAGTTCGACAAGACCGGCGCGGCCGCCATGCAGAAGCGCCTGGACATCCTGAAAGAGACGACGTCGGAAGCCGTGCGCCAGCAGACCGCGAATCAGGAACTGTCGCGCCTGCAGGAGAAGATCAACGCCAACCAGAAAGAGCGTAAGGACAATGAAGCGCTGATTAACGCGCAGGCGGATGCCGGTCTGATCTCGGAATCCGAACAGGTCGAAAAGCTGAACGCGCTGTACGACCAGTCGAAAGAGAAGATGCTCGCGAACATCGCCGTGCTGCGTGAGTTCGCTATCGCCCACCAGTCCGCGATGGACCCTGACGCCTTTAACGCGCTCATGGTCAACCTGGACACGATGAAGGTGAAGGTCGAGAACACGCAGATGGCCGTGGAGAAATTCTACGTTCAGTTGACCGGCGGCCTGATGAATGGACTGGATACGGCGTTCGACTCTATCGTGGAAAACCTGACGGCCGTCTATCAGGGTACCGAGGACTGGGGCGACGCGGTGGAAAACCTCGGCGTCACGATGGGTCTGTTCTTCGCTGACCTGATGAAAGAACTGGCCATGGCCATCCTGAAAACGATGATCCTGCGCGCGCTGCAGTCGTTCGCTGGCGGTGGCGGCGTGATGGGGTCAATCGGTACTGCAGCCGGTTCATTGCTCGGTGGCCAGAACCACACTGGCGGTATCGCTGGTGGCGGCGGTGGCCATAAACGTGCGCTGCCTGCCGGAGCATTCGCCGCGGCGCCACGCTACCACACTGGCGGGATCGCCGGTAACGCGCCGAACTCCGGCCTGCGCCCTAACGAGGTGCCGAGCGTCCTGGAGAAAGGGGAAGAAGTGTTGACTCGCGACGACCCTCGCCACATCCTGAACGGCGGCGGAAATCAGGGACCGAGCAGCATTCGACTGATTGCCGTCGACGACCAGCGCGCCGCTACCGCCGAAGCGTTGAAGACGCCGGAAGGTCAGCAGGCCATGATTGTGGCCATGCGCCAGCAACTGCCGACAATTAAGAAGATGGTGAAATAATGGCTAACGGAACCGTTAAGGGGACACGCGACGCGAACTCCGTAGTGAAGACGATGTCGCAAACAATGAACAACGCCTGGCTGCTGTATGTCCAGGACGAGTTCGGTAAAGCCGCGGCCAACACGCTGTACCGCCTGTCGAAGTGGACGTACTTCGACGGGGGTGTCTACACGGTGCAGATGGGCGGCGATGACAAGGTCGAAATGTTCGTGGACTCTTCGAAGGTCGGGGAGTCGACTTACCCGAACGTGGCCACCTACGAATACGTGACGATCTCCCAGGGCTGGCACCGCATCGACGTTTCGTATACCAACGTGCCAGCGAACACCCCGTCCTATGCCGGATGGGCGTTCTACCGCGATGGTAACGTCGTGGCCGAGATCATTTCCGAGCCAGGCGACACGAAGGGCAGCGATTCCGAATGGCCAGACATCGGTCCGCAACCGGCGGGCAACGGCAGCAACATTCTCGGACTGCCGGTATTCCTTCCGGAGCCGAACTGGCAGGACGGCATCACCGAATCGTGGGCGTGGCTGACCACCATCCAGACGTCGGAAACCGGTGCCGAACAGCGCCGTAAAATCCGCCGGTACCCGCGCCGCTACGTCGAAGCGCAGTTCCGCGGACTCCGCAGCAAACGCCGCACCATCGAAATGGCCGTTGTCGGCCTTGGCCGCGACCAGTGCCTGATCCCGTTGTGGTTCGACAGCCAGTTCCTGAAATGGAATCTGACCGAAGGGGAGACGCGTATCGACGGGGACTTCACGTACCGCAACTACTACGCCGGTAGCGTGGCCATTCTGCGCAACATGGACAGGGACAAGATTTTCGATTACGAACTGGTGCCGGTGCTGGAGGTTCACGACGACCACATCATCCTGGCTACCGGTCTGAAAAAGGACTGGTCGAACTTCCGCCTGTTCCCCTGCCGCGTATCGGTGATCGACGATGCCGTGCAGGCGCAGAACTACACGAACTCAGCGGCCGACTTTCAGGTGCGCTTCCGCATCATCACGGCCGAGACGTTCATCCAGCCGTCGTGGTCGTTCGCCGGTACCGTGTGGCCGCGCAATCCGCGTGACAATCTGCCGGTCATCAATAAGCGCCCGAACTGGAAGGACAACATCACCCACGCCTTTGACCGCATCGTTTTCTGGACGGACAACGAAACCGGTATCCCGTATGTCATGGACGCCGGAAACCAGGAGACGCAGGACTGGTCGCTGCCGTGGCTGCTGAAAGGGAAGGAAGAGAAGTTCACCTTCCTGCAGTTGCTGTATGCCATGGCAGGCCAGACTCAGCCGTTCTACGCGCCGAACTGGACAGAGGATTTCACGCTGGTCGAAGACATCAATCCGGCCGACGGCTACATCGCGGTAGAGCAGACCGGCTATTCGTATTATGCAGATCTGATTCAGGAAATCCGCCGCAGCCTGTACATCGAAAAACGCGATGGGACTATCATCACCGGACGCATTGTCAGTTCGCGCGCCGAGAATGGAATCGAATATCTCTATCTCGACCAGACGATCGGATCTATCGCCAAGCGCGACATTAGAGTGATATGCTTCATGCCATACTGCCGGTTAGGGTCGGACTCCGTGGAGATTACGCACCACACTGAACTATCCGGACCGGCGGAATGTGTGCTGGCGCTGCATGGATTCATTGAACGAAGAGACGGAGCGCCAGCCATTTTCCCATAATGGAGATAGGCTATGGCGTACAACGAGTATGAGGCGTCCACGTTTAGCGGGCGCCCCATTCACCTTTATGAATTCACCATCGACACGAAAGCGTGGTACGTGACCTCGGCGGATAGCGATATTTCCGCTGGCGGGAAACTGTATAAAACGCTCGGTATCAGCGACAACGGTGTCAACCAGACCGGCGAGGCGCAGACCGATACTTTCGTTTTGCAGGTGCCAATCTCGTTTGATCTGGTATCCCTGTTCGTCAACACCCCGCCCATCAACGACGTCACCGTCAAACGCGCGCGCATTCACGAGAACGATAACGAGCTGGCCTACAATTACGTCGGCTTCATCATTAACGTGAACTTCACCACTCCAGGCGTGGCCGAACTGACCTGCCAGACGCTTGGTCCGACCATGCAGCGCAACGGTCTTCGCCTGACCTGGCAGCGTGGATGTCCTTACGTTCTCTACGATCCGGTAACCTGCAAAGTGAACAAGAACGCCCACCGGCTGACGACCAACGTCACCAACGCGCAGGGCGGCCTTATCACGGTGGCAGCGGACATCGCAGCGTTCGGCGACAACTACTTCACGGCCGGATTCGTTGAGTGGGTAGACCGCCGGACAGGTGGCCCGAACCGTCGAGGCATCAAATCGCAAATTGGCAACACCATTACCCTGCTTGGCCGGAGTGACGGCATTGCCAACGGCGACCCGATTTTCATCTATCCGGGATGCAGCCGCGTCGCGCAGGTCTGCAGCAGCAAATTTAACAACATGGCCAACTATGGCGGGGAACCACATATCCCTGGCAAATCGCCATTCTCCGGCGATCCTATTTTCTAAGGGGGCTTTATGGAACCGATGACGTGGGCGATGCTGATTATGATGGTGGCCAGTATGGTGCTGTCGATCGTGCTGGCGCCCAAGCCGAAGCAGCCGCAGCCAGGCACCTATGACGACATGAACATCCCGCAGATTGACGAAGGAACGCCGCAGTCCGTCATCTTCGGGGAGGTCTGGATCTCAGACTGGTTCGTGTTGGCCACCGGCAATTTCCGCACGAAGAAAGTAAAAGCGAAGAACGCGAAGAAATAAGGGGACGTTATGATCATTACAGTCGAACATATCCGTGCATCAAAACTCTGTGGCCGCGGGCTGGTCAACCGGCTTAAACGCCATGGCCTGACAGACGAGCAGATCATGGACGCACTGCAGAACGGGATGCCGGAAGAACAAGTCCGCGCGTATGGCGACGCTCAGATGAACATGGTCATCGAACTGGCGCACCGAATGGAAGCGGAGAAGAAATCTAATGGGTAAGGCCAAGAACGTTACAGTCGGCTTTAAATACTTAATGTCGATGCAGATGGGTATGTGCCGCGGTCCGGTCGACGCGCTGCTGGAAATCCGCGTGGGCGACCGCACGGCGTGGACAGGCGAGATGACGTCCAACACGAAGTTCGGCATCCACAAGGAAGACCTCTTCGGCGGTACCAAGGCCGAGGGCGGTATCGACGGGACTGCAGAGTTCTATCTCGGCGGCGCCAGCCAGACCGTGTCGGATAAAGTGAAGTCGATTCTGCCAGGCCTGTCGCCGGAGTTCAGGGGGATCGTGACCCTGTTCTTCGACGGCATGGTGTGCGCCATGAACCCGTACCCGAAACCGTGGACGTTCAAACTGCGTCGACTGTTCCAGGGGTGGGACGGCGGCACATGGTACGCGTCGAAACTCCGCATCGACCAGACCACCACGTACACCGATGACGAGGGGCGTTCGAAGACCGGCACCATTCAGTCGATGAACGGCGTCCACATCCTGTATGAAGCGTGTACGAACCGCGTGTGGGGTCGCGGCATCCCGCGCACCGCGATGTACGAAGCGCAGTGGCAATACGCGGCCGACCTCGCTTACGAAGAGGGCATGGGGCTTTGTCTGGCGTGGAAGCGCACCGACAACCTGGATTCCTTCGCGCAGATGATTCTGGACCACCTCGGCGCCACGATGTACGTCGATAAGCAGACTGGCCAGCTAACCATCAAACTGATCCGCGACGATTACGTGTTTGAACAGTTGCCGGTGTTCACCAACGATTCCGGCCTTATCAGCGTGGAAGAATGTTCGGTGGCCGCCGGTACCAGCCTGATTAACGAAATCGTGGTCGGGTACCATTCGCCGCTGTCGAACGAAGACGGCAAGGTGCGCGCCCACAACCTCGCCGGTATCCAGACTGCAGGGTCTATCGTTTCCAGCAGCGTGGACTACATCGGCGCGCCGACAGCAGAACTCGCGCAGCGCCTGGCAGACCGCGACCTCAATGCGCAGGCGTTACCGTTGCGCGGGTTTAAGATTAAGGTCGACCACCGCGGCTGGAAGATTCAGCCTGGTACCGTCTTCCGCATTCAAGATCCTAAGCGTGGTGGTATCGACATCGCGATTCGCGCGGGTGCCGTGGAAGAACTGCCGATTACCGATGGCTACCTGCATATCGCTGCAGTGGAAGACGTGTTCGCTATGCCGGTGAATGGCACGGCCGCCGTTCAGCCGCCGATCACCAATCCGCCTGACCGCCTGCCAGCCATTGCTCGCCGCCGTCAGTATGAGATTCCGTATGCCCTGCTGAACCGTCTGTACCCGCCAGGGGAATTCAACGCCATCCAACCGCAATGGGGCTACTACGGCATGGCCGCAGAAAAGCCTACCGGTATGTCGATGGGGTACGATCTGGCCATGCGCGCGGGCGGCGAATCCTCTTTCGAAATCCGTGGACAGGGCGGCTTCGTTCCGTTGGGCGAACTGATGGTGGCCATCTCTTACCTGACAACGGAAGTGAAGATCAACAAGCTGAAAGACGAAGACGAGATGGTCGAGGGCGAGTGTATCTATCTCGGCGAAGAGATTATGCGCGTCGACGCCATTCAGCGCATGAACGACACCGAATACTGGCTGACGGTAGCGCGCGGCGTTTATGACACGGTGCCGGCCCCGCAAGCCGCTGGCCAACTGGCGTGGTTCTTCGAAGATGAAGTCGGCTCGGATTCCGTGGCATACGTCGGCGGGGAAACCGTTGATGGCAAGGTGCTGCCGTACACCATGGCTGGCCGCTACCCGCTAGACCAGGCGCCTATCGACACCGTGAAGATGAACTTCCGCTTCTATCGCCCGTATCCGCCTGGCTATGTGTGGATCAACAACCAGTGGCGCTGGTACACCAAAACGTCGTTGAGCAAGAACGCGCCGGTGGCCACGTTCACCTGGACGCACCGCGACCGCGTGGCGCAGGAAGATACCCGCATCGATCACGAAATCGGGAACATTGGTCCGGAGCCAGGCACCACGTATGTCCTGCGCTTCTACAACGATAAGAACGTGCTGGTGCGTCAGGAAACCGGCGTTACCGGAACGTCATATCAGTACCTTTGGACGCAGGCAATGTCCGACCTTGGCGTGACCGAGCAGGACGACGGCCGCGTGTTCGACATGACGGTCACCCTGTTCAGCCGCCGCAACGGATATGATTCATGGCAGGGCTACACGATGCGCCTGCAGGTCGAGGACATCGCGACATATCTGCAGATGGCGCAACTGGCGCAGCAGACGTCCATGGTGGTTAGCGACGCTGATGGCGGGGAAGACGACTCTACGCCGACGCAGGGTCTGATGATGGCCAGCCTGGCGCAGCAGACGGGTGAGCCGGTCGATAACAGCGATGGCAGCGATATGCCGACTGACGGTCTGGCCATGGCATCACTTGGCCAAGCAGCGAGCCAGATGACGCTGATGCCGGTCACCATGGATGCGACGCTGTTCGAAGCGCCGTACCTGGAGCTTTACCGCCTGAACCTCAGTCTGTCGAACTCGCGTCCGATGGGCGTGGTTGCCCGTCCTTCCGACCGCCTGACTGACGGTTACGAAATGTGGTCGACCAAGCTGGACGTAACCAAGGACGCCAAAGGCAATCCGATTTACACGCCTGTCGACTGGCAGTCTTCCGGCTCCGGCGCGTTCACACCGTGGGCGGTGACCACCACGAAACTGGACTACCTGGATACGCAGGTTTCCTTCGGCGCGACATCCGATCAAGACGGTGTGCCGCTGGAAGGTATCTCTGTGGGCGACCTCGCGCTGATCGATAAAGAGATTGTCCGCGTCGACTCTATCGGCAACGGCTTCCTGGTTCTCGGACGCGGCGTGGCGGATACGGTACCGGCAGTCCACAACACCAACACCCCGATCTGGTTCTTCCAGAAGAAAAACGCGATGTCCGGCTATGTCTACGGCGGACAGGAATGGGTGGGCGTGAAACTGAAACCGGAAACGCATACCGTCCCGTACCCGCTCGATCAGGTGAACCAGACGAACATCCAGATGAACGTGCGACCGGTCCGGCCGTATGCCCCTGGCGACGTCTTCATCGACAACCATCGCTGGTGGCAACCGACCAAGGCGTACACTCTGGATGCGCAGGGCATTTACAACGCGCGCGACGTCAGCCTGTCGTGGAAACACCGCGACCGCCTGGCACAAGCGGGTGACGCTGTCGACCATATGGCAGGTAACATCGGGCCAGAACCAGGCGTTAAATACCGTGTGTGGGTAGGGTACGTTCAGCCGAACAGCAAAGGCGGCGCGTCGAAGACCACCCTGCGTCAGTATGACGTCGACGGTACCGGCTTCACGTACACCGCGGCGATGGCCATTGCGGATGGCGCGAAAGCGGGGCCAGTGTTCGATGCCTGTGGCGAAGTGACAATCATGATGACGCTGTTCGCGGTGAACCCAAGTGGTTTAGAATCATGGCAGGGTTACTCGTTCTATGTGTCGGTACCGACGAATGCCTGTCCTCCGGGCAAACAGCCTGGCGGTGGTAACCAGCCTAATCCTAACCCTGGCGGCGGAACTGGCGGTGGTAACCCAGGCGACCCAAGTGGTCCGGACGAGCCAGACCCGACTGACCCGACGACGCCAGACCCTACCGATCCAGTTGACCCTAATTGGCCGCCGGAAGAACCGCCTGTCATCGTTGACCCGCCGGAGCCGCCAGACCCTGACTTCGAAGGTTCCTGGTCCTACGACTGGGATCACGGTTGGGCTAACACATTGCCGAAAACGATTTAAGGAGATACAGAATGCCAGCAATTACCGCACCCCGTTATGGGGTGCTGTACGGATGGGCTGCAGGGGAGGACTTTTGGGGCGGTCCGATGAACAACAACCTGCAGCTTTTGGATGCGCTTCTCTTCCCCTACATCCTGAACATGAACTTCGGGTCGCCGCCTCAGAACGTGGAGGATGGTGATCAGTATATCGTGTCGACGCCGTCTTCCGGCGACTGGGCGAACCAGGACGGGAAACTGGCCTACCGCATCAATGGCCAGTGGATCTTCTTCGAACCAACGCGGGGTGTGCGCGCCCGACTGGTGAACATCAACGCGTGGGTGTGGTTCGACGGGGTGCAGTGGGTAGACGAGACAACCGGACAGGCGCCAGGTACCGACCCAGGCGTCCTCCCGCTCTATTACGACATCGGCGGCACGGTACCATACTCCGTCGACAAGGAAGAGTGGATCATGTGGTTGCCGCTGGTGCAGGCGGTATCCCTGCCAAAGAACGCCGTGGGAAGTTCATTCCGGCTGGTGGCCGGTGTGCAAGGTTACGTGGAACTCGCCGTCTACCGTAACGCCACGAAGGTCGGGCGCATCACCATCCCGTCCGGCGCGACAGTTGGCCAGTTCGACATTCCGAGTCCGGTATCGTTCGGCGCGGGCGACATCTTTGGTATTCAGGCGCCTGCTGATATTATCGCGGGATTCAAGAACTTCGGTTGGGCGTTTCGCCTGAACATCGTAACGTGAGGTGCAGCAATGCCATTCATTGACGGATTCGAACAATTCGATAAAGCGGAAAATCCGGCGGCCGAAATGCGACTGGCCAACTACACCATTTTGGGGAACGTGGTGACAGGGACCGGCCGCAAGACCGGTCGTTCGCTGGTATGCTCCAGCAGTTCCGTATCGCGCGCGTGGCCATGGACAGGCGACCGTTTCTCCGTGGGCTTCGCGTTTAAGTTCGACAAACGGGGCGCGCTGATCCAGTTCAACAACGGCGCGACGCTGGCGCTGGATTCTTCTACCGGCCGCCCGTATTTCGTGGGTGGCGCGATTGGCAACGCCGGCCCCGTAAAGAATCGCTGGTACTACTGCGAACTGGAACTGCGCCGCAACGCCCGCCAGATCATCGTGTGGTTCAACGGCCGTCAGGATTTTGTCGGCACCATGCCGGAAGACCTGGCCGCCGCGAACACTGTTACCTGTCGCCTCAATCCGTGGAACGCGGTGACCGATGACGCGGGCAGCACGAAGAACTATGACGACTTCTACATGAACAACGGGGCGCGCATCCAGCCAATGCAGATCGTCACCCGCTTCCCGACCAAAGACGAGGGACCGAATGGGTGGGCGCCGTCCACCAGTCCTGGCGCGGCACACTGGTCGATGGTTGGTCCGCTGCCAACGGATAAACTCGACCGGTACCTGATCGCCAACGTGACCGGCGCGGAAGAATCGTTCTCGTCGTCTACCACGCTGCCGGATAGTAATAACGTTCTCGCGCTCGGTCTGGTATCGTTAGTGCGAAAAACCACCGTGGACAACCTGACGCTGACGATGAAGTTCGGCGGCCGCAACATCCCGAACACCGACATCCCGATGGACTGGGCTTACCGGTATTCAGATGTGCCGGTGCAGGGCGACACCTCAGATTCTATCGTCGACGAGAAGTTCGGCGCAGTGCTTAACAGGAGCTAACTTATGCTGATCCATATGGACGGTTTCGAACAGTTCTCAAATATGACGGGGACGCAGCTTGCCAAGGAGTTGCCTGCAGCCGGATACACGATTACCGGTACCGTCGGAATCAACAATGGCCGCACCAGCGACACGCAGGCGGTCGTTCTCGGCACAACCAATGCCGGAGGTACCATTCGCCGCTCTTTCGTCTCTACGGCGCCGCTGACGGTGATTGGTTTCGCCTACATGGCCGAGACAGCGCGCGACGAAATTGTGGCCATCGCGAATGGCTTTAAGCTGGAATGGCCGGACAAGATTCAGATCAATGGCGCAAAGGGTACCGTAACGCCGGTACTGGGCGTCTGGTATTATTACGAACTGGTCATCAACAAAGACACCAACGCCATTGAGGTCTGGATTAACAACGTGCTGGATTTAACGGTGCCGATGCCATCCGCGATGACCGGCCTGACCACGTTCGACTGTACGTGGACGGCTCCGGCGAAAAGCGTGAAGCGCCTGGATGACGTGTTCGTGCTGAACAACGGTTCCGGCGGCGCACCCGTCAGCCGCGTTGGTCCGCAGGCCATCACCATGCGTCTGCCTACCAGCGACTTCCTGAAAGAATGGAGTCCGGCCACCGGTGACGATCACTTCGCCATGGTCGACAACCTGCCGCCGTCGGAAACCGAGTTCATCAAGTCTTCCGTCAGCGGGGCGCAGGATCTGTTCAAAGCGGGGGCGACTGTCGGTACCGGCACCATCACGGCTGTCGGCGTCGTCGTGCGCGCGCGGAAGAACGACATTGATGCCCGCCAGTTGGGCGTGGCGATCGGTCCGAAAGGTTCGACGCAGAAAGAGAATTTGATCACTAACCTGGACGTTGAGCCGAAATACTTTTACTCGTTTTTCCCGACGGCGCCTGGTAATGTGGCGTGGGATAACACTAACCTGCAGGACACCCCGTTCGGTGTCATCGTCAGACCGTAACAGGAGATAGACAATGTTAATGTGGATTGATGGTTTCGACCACTACACCGCCGTTGGCCAGAGCGGCGCCGTAGTCCAGAAATACCTGGAAGCGGCGAACTACACCGTGCGTAACGCTGCTGCCAACACCTTCGCCGTGGTGGATGGTCGCATCACTGGCCAGCGCGCCCTGCAGTTCTCGGTACCGGCCAGCACGACTACCGTGCCGTCGCTGTCGTGGGGCTACACTCCGGCCGTTGGCGCGACGAAGATCGTGTTCGGCTTTGCCATTAAGGCGACCGGCGCCCGTATGCGCGTCTGCCGTATCGAAGGGGGCGTTCTCGACCTCGACTGGGATGCGACCACCGGTAAGCTGAAAATCGGCTCTACCCTTGGCGCGTCGGTGCTGATCCTGAACGCCTGGTACTTCATTGAAGTCGTGCTGGACACGACGGCCAACACCATCACGGTATTCGCCAACGACGAACAGCAGTTGTCCGTACCGATGACCACCGCGCCGTCCAATCCAGTGACGATCACCTGGGGGCAGACCGCCACTCAGACCGCCGCTGGCGTTCAGGTTATCGACGACCTGTACGTGCTGGACAATGCTTCCGGCACCCGCATCGACCGCCTCGGTCCGTGTTCCGTGAACACCCGTTTCCCGACAGCGGACATCACGACCCAGTGGACGATTGTTCCGAACGGCGCGAACCCTGCCCCGACCAATCACTACGACGTGGCCGCGCAGCTTGCCCCGCTGGAAACGAACAAGCCGTACCTGCAGTCCAACGTGAATGGCAACACCGACGAGTTCCGTTCGAATGCCGTGCTGCCGAACAGCAACACGATCTACGGCGTTGGGCTGGTGGCGCTGGCGCGTAAAGGCGACCTGGATGATCGTAAACTCGGCCTGAAACTGACCGTGTCCGGCACCAGCGACGAGAAGCAACTTGCGTTGATCGAGTCGAACAAGTACCTGCAGACGACCTACGAAACCCCTCCAGGTGGCGGTACGTGGTCGCAGAACGCCGTCGAATCGGCAACTTTCGGCATCGTGACGCGTTAAGGGGGCAACATGGCCGTACTGTTTGCCGAAGGGTTTTCGGGAGTTCAACGGGCGTCCGGGGCAACTCTCACCGCAACGCCTCTGACAAAATTGGGTTATATCGGCAAAGCGTTCAACAATAACACTTCTGACGTCACGAACAACACGTCGTGGACGGCGCAGATTGCCGCTGACCCGGTTTTCGCAGACCGGAACCGGTTGGCTATTGCATCGTCCAACAACACGTACCAGTGGGAGGCGCAACTCCGTATGCCGCTGGACACAAGAGGCTTTGAGAAATTCGTCATCGGTTTTACGGCAGAAACGTTCTCTGCGACAGCGGTGGCCTCGACGTTCACGCAGATCATGCTGACCGGCAACACGCAGATCACTAACTCGAACAGTTTGCCGTCCGACCTGATTGTCGGAGTCTCCGTCAACAACGATGGTGTGAGCGCCGGTACCGTTTTTCACAACACCGCAGACGGATCGACGCCGCTGCCGTCGGTACTCAAAGCCAAGCTGATGCACATCGAAGCGCTGATCGAACAGGACGTCGATCGCATCCGCGTTTACGTGGACGGGGTGCTGGTGCAGGACTACACCTACACCGGTACGTTTGCCAGTGCCGACGGAGGCTTCGGGCTGGTGGCGCGCTATCCGGTAGGTCAGGCGAACTCTTCTACGGGCGTATGGTTCTCAAACGTGTATATGCTCGGACTCGACGCCATTCACACTGGCGTACTGGGGCCAGCCACGCGCATCCTGGAAGTGGCGCCGCAGACGGATAAGGCGGTAGAGTGGAAACACCCCGATGCCTACGCCAGCAACGCCGCCGTGCTGCAGCAGTATTTCGATGCGGCTAATCCGGCCTACCTGACAACGGGCGGGCCGGCTACCGACCTTTACGGTGGCCTGGATGCGGTTGGCCAGAACGCGGCTGCCGTCCATGGCGCCGTGTTCAAAATGCAGGCGATGACGATGGCCGAAGGGGAGCATACACTGGCCAGTGCAGTGGAGTATAACGGCACCAAAGCGATCGGTGCCAAAGAGTACCCGCTGATCCTGGCGACGCTGAATAACTTCGTGATGGACGTGTCGAAGAATCCAGTAACGAACGCTAAATGGACGCCGCAGGAAATCGCCAATGCCGGATTCGGTTTCAGCCTGATTAAATAGGGGATTACGATGGCCATCATCGTGGCAGAAAACTTCAACTTCGCGGATACCACACATGCCAATATCCAGGCCGCCTTGATCGCGCGCGGCTACGCGCTTACCAACGACCGGACGATGTGGAGCAACACGGCGATCACGACGCAGGTAGAGAATGGCGTGACTCGCCCATTCCTGAACATGTCGATGAACTACTACGCGGGCAACGGGAACACGTTCAACGGATTCGGTCTGCCGCTGACCAATAACACGAACCCTTTTTACCTGTCCTTCCGTCTTCGCCTGGCGGCGAACTCCGCGTCAAGCATGGTAGAGTTCGGCGTGGATACGCAGGGATCAGTTAACGTGGGAACCAACCGCTTGTTAAGGGTGCTGCCCTCCAGTGGAGGGATGGCGGTGTATCCCGGTTCCGGCTCATCTACGTCCGACGGCGGCAAATTCCTCCTTATGCCGTTCAACAAGTGGGTGACGCTGGAAATCTATCGGGCAGCGGACGGCAAGATTAAGGTGTGGGTAGACGACATGCTGCTGCTGGGCGCATCGACTTTCACTAATGCCTCACCGTTGGCTGGGAATCCTCGCGTCTATCTCGGCGCGTTCCGAAACGGCACATACATCCAGGGGACGTACTTATGGCAAATTTCCGACGTGGTGCTGGTGGACGCAGCTTTGCCGGGGCTTCAATATCGCGTCGGTTCTACCGGCCGCGTGGAAGCCGTGCCGTACACCGCGGACGTTACCGCCGAATGGGCGCCGCCTGCTGGTGTTACTGATCCGCATAACACGCTGATGTCATCGTGGGCGGCCACGCCCGACGCGACCAAGATCCTGACCGGTACCGCCGCTGGCCAGCGAGAAAAGTATCAGGTCGGTGCGGTACCGAAATCGCGCGCGGATAACGACGTTGTGCTGGCAGTGGGGATAGAGCGACGCGCTAATAACGCCGGTGGCGCCGCGCACACCTTCGCATCGGAAATCGACGTGGGCGCTGGCAACGTTGAGGTGGACAATGTTACTCTTCCAGCCGGTGCTGGTTACCAATACATCCCGAAATTCATGGATAAAAAGCCCGACGGCTCTAACTGGACAATGGCAGACGTCGCCGCCATGAAGTCCGGTTTCGTCGTTAAATCATAAGGACTTTCCATGGCCGAAGAACTTTACATGGGGACATACCGCCTGACCGCCGTTACGGTGCGGTCGAGGGCGGTAGACGTTGCGGGAGCAGTACCGGCGTCCCGCATCGCCATGATCTACGCGGATGGTCCTCGCATCCAGATGGCCACCAGCCGTATGCTTGCGGTTGTGGCCAACACCAGAACACCTGACCTGCTGGGCGCGGTACCTGCCGCCCGTATGGCCATGCTTTACGCCGACCCGCCAAATTTCCAGATGGCCAATTACAGAACGGTGGCCGTCACCGCGAATACCCGCAGTCCGGACATTCTCGGCCTCGCCGCAGCGGGGCGCATCTCTTTCATTATTTCGCCGCCAGCGGGATACGCTGCTGCAGGACGCATCGCGTTCATCATCAACCAGCAGGAAACCGGACCGGCCGCATACGTGCCGCAGTTCTTCATGAAGGTGCAGCAGAAGGAAGCGTGGCCAACGGTGGCCGACACGGTTTCCACGACGCGCGCGCTGCAGGTGTTCCAGAAAGTCGTTCAGAAAGAGAACGTCACGATGCCATGGTCGCAGACCCGCGTCGTCTCCGAATCACTGAAAGTCCTGCAGCAGCTTGCCTATTCGTTCGGGCAGTCGAACACCCGCGTCATGTCGGAAGCCATGCAGGTTCTCCAGTCCGACCTTCACCAGCACATTCCGGTTTCCATGGACTACGTGCTGTCGGAAGCCATGCAGGTCGTCCAGCAGACACCGATGAAGATCTGGCAGTCGCCGCATTACGCGCTGTCGCTGGCGCAGTGGGAGCTATACAAGACGCCGATGGGCTTCCTGCCGCGCTCGACTACCACGGCTTACCACACGTCGCTGAAAGTGCTGCAGGGGACGGAAGAGGGGTATCTGCCGTGGTCGACAACGACCGTAGGCCAGGTGGCCGTGAAGACCCTGTTTGACTACACCTCGCCGATGCCGGATCAGGGTACCAACGAGGTCTACCAGGAAACGCTGCTGGCGCTACAACACACCGACGGCGAAGTCGGCATCGTTGGTCCGGAACAGGCGCGCCAGTTGGTCATGCAGGCGCTACAGAGTGCGCCGGCCCCGCTGCTGCAGTCGAACACCCGCGCGTTATCGCTGGCCAATCTGGTGCTGGCGCAGGAGCATTACGACCCGCCGGAAAGCATTGGCAAGACCAGCGGGCTACAGACGGTCATGAAAGTGGCCATCGAATCTACCGATTTCATTAATCCGGAAATCATGCAGTCGCAGACCCGCGTCTGCCAGACGATCGTGAAAGCGCTGCAGGAATCCGACCCGATGGAAATGTGGGTGTCTCCGGCCATTGTGCCGCAGGCGCATATCGAATGGCTGCAGGGCGCGAACTACCCGTCCCCTGGCGACATGGTACCGCCGGACAAAGCGGCACTGGTCAGCCAGTTGGGTATCCGCACCCTGCAACATGCTGACTTCGAAAACCCACAATCGAATACGCGCGCGCTGCAGATGACGCAACTGACATCGCAGTATCTGTTCTACACTCCGGCGTCCGATATGGCCGAAAAAGGGATCTTTATCGGACAAATGCTCGAAGCGGTAGCGCAGAATGTCGCGTATCCTGATCCTGCAGAGCCGATTTCTCCGGTCTATGCTGATCAGATAGCCGTGATTGCCGCTTATACCGACGACAAGTTCCCGGACCCGACCAAAGAAGCACAACCTGGTGAAGTGTTCCAGGTAGTAGAAATCAGCGCGTCCGGCGTGGAATACCCTGATCCTAACGTTAGCCAGGTGTGGGCGGAAGTAACGCAGACAATCGTACAAAAATCGTCCAGCGATACTTTCCCTGACCCGTCGGTTCCGGTATCATCCGTTGCCCTAACGCAAATTTCGATTCAGGCTTCCACCAATGCCGATTATGCAGATCCGGCGAACATGGTGTCACCTGCCGAAGTGAGCCAGGCAATCAGTCAGGTGTCTCACAAATCCACGTTCCCGAATCCAGCTAATCCGGCGTCCACATTAACTGTCGATCAGACGTTACAGATGGTGGCCATACCGGACGTGACGCTGTACGGGGTACCAGATTATGCGATTAAACACCGTCCAATCATTACAATCAGCATCGTGTACATTCAAACGTCTTGAGGTACTATTTAGACGCGGATTACGCAATGCTACAGGGGGGTTATTTGTGAGCGACATTCCAGCGGGGGGTGCGCGCGAAAAAGTTAACTGGGTTTCGTTGATCGGCGTGGTGGTCACGATCCTCAGTTTAGGCGCGGCGGGGCTGCAGTACATCGGCACCGTCAACGCTAAAGCAGACTTCGCGCTCGCGCAGATCTCGGAAATGAAAACGCAGAATCGACAGTCTTCCGCCGATACCAGAGACGACCTCAAAAGTATCAACGCCAAACTGGATAACCTTATCCTGACTGTCGGGCGAAATGGGACCACTAACGGGAAATACTAACAATGGCCAAACAGCAGCCACGCGGGATCAGGAACAACAATCCCGGCAACATTGAATGGGGATCGCCGTGGCAGGGCTTAGTACCTGCCTCACAAAAGACCGACCCGCGCTTTGCACAATTCGTTGACCCTGTCAGCGGTATTCGTGCAATCGCGGTGACGTTGATCACGTATTACGACAAACGCAAGGCAAACGACGGCAGCAAGATTGACTCGGTTCGCGAGGTGATCGAGCGTTGGGCGCCAGCCACGGAGAACAATGTCACCGCTTACGCCAAGCAGGTGGCCGCGCTCCTGAAAGTCGACCCGAACTCTGAAACCCTGAACATGCACGACTACGATACCCTTCGTGGTCTGGTGGAAGGGATTATTCGCCATGAGAACGGTGCCGGCCCGCTGACCAACGGCAACACCTGGTACAAGGACGATGTCATCCAGGAAGCGCTGCGCCGTGCCGGTGTAGTGCCGTCCGAGAAGAAAGTCGTCACCACTACCACTGTGGCCGCAACCGCGACTGCAGGTGTGGGTATCGACCAACTGGCGGGCGTTATCCCGCAGGTTACCGCAGCAATCAGTAACAGCCGCGACGACCTGACCTCCGGCGAATGGATGCGCATCGCCATTGGCGTCGTCATGGTGGGGGCGGCCGTCGCGCTGGCGTACTCCCACTGGCGTCGTCAGAAACTGGCCACGTCCGAGTAATGGCCGTCTGGCAGCGAATTAAAGGGTGGCTCATTGTGGCCGCCCTTTTCGTTGGGGGTCTGTTCACTGCGTTCTATCGGGGCCGGCGCGACGGCAAAGAAGAACAGAAGCAGGAGCAAATGGCCAACGACTTCCAGGTTCACGTTGATGCGGAGAAGAAAATCAATGAAGCGCGGCAGGATGTTAATGCTATGTCTGACGACGATCTCAATAAGCGTACTGACGACTGGATGCGGGACTAAGGCGACACTGGCGCCCGCGTTTTGCTCGGTGGCCACGCCGTTCTACCCAAGCCGGAAAGACGTGCTTACCGACGGGACAAAGCGTCAGATCGTTACCCACAATGAAATCGGTGTCCGGCTATGCGGCTGGCAACCACCGAACAAAAAGAACCCCGCTTAGTGCGGGGTTTCACGTTATAAGGGCTTACCGAATCCCCGCGACACTACCCGGTCCGGGTCATCTTCGGCCGGATTCCAGATCGCGTTCTCCCGCGCGTCGACAAACTCGTCCATGGCCATACTGTCGCCGAACGCCTTAATGGCGAACTCTTCGGCCAACTTGATCGCCTCTTCCTTCCCTGACAGGTGGTCGGGGTCGTCCAACTGGTAGAGGTATGCCACGAAAGCGCCGATGGCTCGGCCGGTCATCAACCACGCCCCGTCGGGGTCGGTGGTGTCGTAGATCGTTTTTTCCTGTGGTTCGAACTCCATGTCCTCGCCCTGCAGCTTCATTAACGCTTTGACCAGCTTGGCGTGTTCTTCCAGGTGGCGCGCTGCCGGTACCGAAGCGTCGAACGTGGCGCGGATCGAGCGCTGGTCTTCCAGCATGATGTCGAAATACGCGCTGTCCTTGTCGCTCGCTGGCCAGTAGCCGCCGACGGCCACCACGTCGTGCAGGTCGACCAGCAAGCCGCCCATGGCCATGCCTTTTACGCCATTCAGGTTCACATAGTGCAGTGTCATCACATGTCCCCATTAAAGTCGTCAGGACGGGAATTGCGCTCGGCTTCCAGTTCCAGGTGCATCACCGCAGCACACGAATAAACAATGGCGCCAAGGATTTCTTTGACGTCCTGACCATACGGGAGGACGGTGCATTCTTCCAGCTTTTTGGATGCCTGGCCGAGCAGGAAGCCGGTACCGAACTTATCTGCCAGTTGCATCAACGGCTGCTGGTTAAACGGCTTGTCGTTGGCGTGGCGCTCTTTGCCTTTACCGCGCGCGGCCTGATCGTATGCCAGCGCCAGCACGTTAAACAGGTCGTCGTAGCCGCGGACCGATCGTATCCAGTGCAGCTTACCTTCATACAGTTCGTCTTTGAGGCGGCTGATATACGGCTCCGGAATATCGCGGCCATGGGTCTGGACGTGGAAACCGGTGTTCGGCTTCTTCGCGGCCGGACGCATTAACGGGATGCGCGCGCCGTTCACCTCGATCCGCAACGGCAGCATATCTTCGGTGACTTCCCACCCGCGGCCGCACATGAACATGAGGAAGTTCGCCGCATCCGCGTATTGCCCCTTGGACACGTTTTTCAGTGCCAGCGCCAGCGCTTCTTCGCGGGTGAAGCACGATTCGTCCCACGACTTCCAGACATCATCTTCCAGGGGGTCGGCTTCATTCAGGCGCTTCTCGCCTTTCTGCAGGCCACAAAGCATGAGGTCGGTAAACGTCTTGAACACCTCCTGCAGCGGCACCGGCAGGCCAGACAGGTCGAGCAGCAGGCTCGTCTTCGGGAAGGGGCGCGGCATGATGTATCCGGCCTTCTTCAACACCTCATGCACTTCTTTGTGGAAGCGGTTGTCGCAGTTGCGGATCGCATTGTCGACGCGGTGTGCGAAGACTGTCGGGGTTTCCTGCGAATCGCTTTTGCCATATCCGTGCTTGGCCAGAACGGCCAATACTTCATTGAGGTGGCGATCGCTGCCGTTGCGGAGCAGTACAGAGTCTAAGTTTTGTGCGAGATTCATCGTTAACCTTCCAGTGCGTAAGTTTCGTCGCCCGCGTCTTCAATGCGCGGAGTTTCAGTCATGGCCTTTTTGACATCTTCGGCCGAGGTTTCCTGCAGCGTCTTGCCATGCAGTTCGCAGAACAGGGTGAACGCGCGGTCGGCTTCTTCGATCCGCTCTTTCGCTTCCACGGTACCGGCGCGGCCAAAACTGGCACCCTGACCCTGGCGGGCATTCAGGGTTTCGACATACAGGTGCATGGCCTGGTTGCAGTCGTCGAAGTTGCTGAAATGCAGCTTGGCGGGGTCGAACTCAAACAGGTTGCCCGCTTCATCGTTGAACATGAAATACGGGAAGACCTCGTCGTGTACGTGGTACTGCCAGATGCCGTTCTCTACCGGCTCCCACATTTGCCAGTCCTGATTGCGCTTAGTCTCGGCGCGCTGCTGCTGGTTGGTCGACAACTGCAGGATGACGCGGAGGGTGCGGCCGCCGATCATGCGAGACACCTTCTTCTGGTGCTTATTGCGGGCGCGGTGCAGGTGTTCGGCTTCCGCTTTAACGCCGTCAATCGAGCGGCCGCCCACGCGGCGCATGTACTCTTTCGCGCGCTGGCCGGTGAACTCGGTCATCACGTTGTTGCTATGCACCTGATAGTTGAAGATCAGATTGCCGATGATCGTGGCGCCGCCGACTTTGCGCGCTGGTTCGACCGTCCGGCGCTGTTCTTCGAAGGAGGTCACCGGCCCGCCGACCTTCCAGTTTTTGCTGCGCTTGGCCGCGTCCACCGCGTCGTTCCACTTCTGGATTTCGGCCGCCTGCGCGCCGTATGGTGCAGACAGAGCGCGAGGCTTTCCGGTGCGGCGGTCGACGGTCTTGCCTGCATCCCGTCCGATACGAAGGCCGGAGAATCCGAGGTTACCCATGGCGGCCAGGGCGTAGAGAATGGCTTGCTTGTGCATTTGTTCGTCCTTAGTGACGTGTTGAAGTTATGACAAATACTATCACCGTTGATTCGCATGTCAACCGGTTTATCGGAAATAAAAAATCCGGCTCGAAAGCCGGATCTCTTATCCCATCCCTGGAGGCTACTACAACGAAAATGACTGAATATGCCGCTGCCGAATTTCTGCCAGTTCTTCCGCTCGCTGCCGACCGAATGCCAGAAGTTCCTTGCGGTGAATGTACACCGGTTCCTTGTCGCGGGGCAAGTGCTTATTGAACACCAGCACGGCGCAGCCAAAGAATGCAGACTGGCGCGGCACCCGCTCTTTCGCGTTAAACCAGACCGGCCGTTCGAACGCCACACGCCCTTTGATGAAGATGGTGCGATCCGGTTCGGTGTCTGGCCACCACGTTTCGCTGGTAGCCGCTTTAATCAGGAATGCGAAACGGCCGCCGCGTTCCCGTTCTTCCAGCGCCTTGTCGATAATCGGCGCCATACCGGTAATAGTCTCGCCCTCGTCCGACTGGATGATCGAATAAGGTGGGTTAGCAAACGCATAATCAGGCTCCCCGTTGGTGATGTCCTGCAGGCGGCCGGTCCAGTCCTGCAGCAGCGCGTTGTCCTCTGCAGTAAAGTATTCCTGACACTTTGAGTTTTGGCCATCCGTAAACAGGTCCAGCACGAACTTAGGCTGGCGGCGCTTCTCCGGCGGCAGCAGGATTTCGATGCCGTGAAAAAGCGCGTCACCGGTACGCCACTGGTCGCCCACCTCTTTCAGTTCGTGGTAACGCTGATCCTTTACCGCTTCCAGTCGGCGCACATAGCTGTTCATGCGGGCGCCCCCAGTTTCAGGTTGCGGCACACGGCTTCCAGCAGCGCCCACTGTTCCGTCTGTACGGTGCCGTCGGCGAACTGGATGGTAACACGGCAGGGGCGCGCAGCCATGGCGGCTGTTACCTTCACGCTGTCGTTACCGGCCGCGTAGATCTGGACAGCGCCGGACGACTCGATCGTCTTCGTCTGCAGACCGTTGCGGTCGGCCATGCGTTGTACGCGCTCGGCGAACTCTTCACGTCGGCTCAAAATGCTTCCCCCTTATGCAGCAGGTTGTTGTCACGCAGCCGGACGAAGTAGTCCTGCGCTTTCATGGCGGCAACGTCGGCGCGCTGCTGCTGCTTGGTGGCCTTGTCGTCCAGGCGCAGGTTAGATTCCTGCAGACCTTCAATCTGTTCGTAGAGCAGGTCGAACATAACGGCCATTGGCTGACCGGTACCCATGAGGTTGGCCACTTCCAGGGTGGACAGCGGTGTGCGGTCGCTGATCTGCTGGATGACCAGCGCACGTTTGATGTCTTTCGCGGATGAAGTCATAACTGTTTTATCCCTTCCAGATAGTTCTTAATGATGGTGACGAACCATTTGCGCATGATGTATGACGCGTTCCGGAATCCCCGCCAGGCACCCGCGATGATCTGCCAGGCAAAGACAACGGGCGTGGCCAATGTCGCCACGGCGAGGTTGACAAAGGCGAGGATAAGGGCGAGACACGTCAATAGTGGTTTCATGAAACCCGCTTCCTGTACATTGCTTTGGTCTGACGGTGAGTCCCCTTCCCCGATGACCGCTCGCGTAAACCGACTTCGGCCTCGGTTACGCATTCAGGGACGTCAGCGTCATCGACGTCCCAACTTTTTCCACACGCCGGACAAACGAACTGATCAGTCGTGCGGTATTTACTGCGATGATTGTGATTCATCTAAAGGACTCCCGAAAACATGCAAGGTGCGCCCAACGCCATATCCGGTGGGGTCTTGCTTAATGATGTTTACCCGCTCCGTCACCTGTACCCGGAACGTTTCATTATTCAGGTAATACAGGAATGCCGGAACATCTTCGAATACCGGTATGCCAGCGCGATTCGCTTCGACCACCTCGTTACGGGTGCCGATGGACTTTTTCGCGGCGTCCGGACTGACGAGGATAACATAACTGCAGTCCAGCATCTGACGCATGGTACCGCGCAGCCAGTAATCCGCATCAATGCCGGAGATCCCTTCCGTGAAGTCGAACAGGGCGGTGTTCATGTGCGGGATGACCGGATACGGGGCTTCGCGTCCCATCTTCTCCAGGATACTCCGGCTCTCCGGCGCATCGTCGTAGCCGTGGCCACCGATGACCTCCACGATGGGCTTATGGTGCAGCGCTTTCAGCAGCGCAATGGCCACCTGACGGGCAGCACGGATGTTCGCTTCAACGCCTTGCTGGCAGGGTGCGCGGTACGGGCCGGCAATATAAACGAGCTTCATAGGTATAGGTTCTCCATCTGGTCTTCTGTGGCGCGCATACTGATCGCGGCCGTTGGTGAGTAGGTAACGAAAATGTCGGTCAGCAGCGCGCCGAACGTCGGGACTTTCGGGCAGTCGCGGGACACGTACTGGTCGGTGATGACCGGATGGCCGTTCCATTTGCTATGCTGGCGGCCGAACTGCGCATCGCAGAGGACCGGTCGCGAGGGTGCCATCCAGACACGGCCGTCATAATCGCAGTGCATCATGCCCGCCTGCATCATCACGCGCATCAACGTCGCCCGCGCCATGCCGAGGTCGCCCCGCATCTTTTCGGTACCGGCGGCCACGCCAGCGCGCATGGCATAGCGTCCGAAGAAGTAGCCTTTGACGAGGTGGCCATACAGCGCCAGGCCGTCGAACTCTTTCGGGCGGACGGGGTTAAACTCTTTCGCTGCGAGGGTATAGAACGGGTCGATTTCTTCGGCGATCTCGTCGGGCAGGTCGACGCTTTTGCCGGTGCTGCTGACGAAGTAGGGGATCGAGCCGTCGTGCATAATCAGGCCGACGTCTCCGCCGTAGTCGGGGGTGGCAGAAGATGGCCATGTTACTTTCGCTGGCCGGTAAGGCGCGATACTCGGTAATTTCATTGTGGTAGCTCCGTTTGTAATTACGCTTACAAATTACACCACCGTGTGATCGCATGTCAACGTGTTTTACAGACAAAAAGATGCCCCGACTTGCGGGGCAAAATGCTCTCTATCCACCATTAATGCAACGGCGCTTGCATCGCTGAAATTAACTCTCGCCTGGTATCCATATTAATAGATAGTAACGATTCGAATGTCAAATTATCCTTTGTCCTATAGTAATTTTTGCCATGTGTGTTCTCACCGCCGTATTGCTCTTTCAGCCGGTTGAACTCGTCCAGCCGGATGACGTGGCACCCACCATGGCGCGGCTGCATTTTCAGGACTTCGGTCAGCGGGTCACAAAAGACGATGAACTGGTCGACCTTGTGGAACAGCACGACGGCTTCGTACTCGCTGTCCCACCAGATTTCCGTCTTCTCGTCCGGCTTGTGAATAGTTTCGATAATCACGCCAGTCCGCCAGTTCCGCCAGTGCTTATACACCGCCTGGCGGGATGACGCGGCCGGTACGTGAAAGTGATCAGAGCTTGTCGTCTTCACTTTCGTTTTTCTCCCTCCAGACGCGGACGCCTGCCTGCCCCTGGTATATCTCGTCGTTCTCTACGCGGTGGATGGAGATCTTAATCCCCGCCCGACGCGCCACCTGCCGCAAAAAGTAAACGTCCTTCGGCTGCTTCCCCTCTACGAAAAAGGAATGGCCGACCTCCATGTCGGCGAGCATTTTGCGGTATTCGTCGTATTTCTGTCTGGCCATTGCCGCCCCTTAAAGCTGATCGTCCTCGTTGATGTCCTCTTCCCCGACGACTTCCTCTTCGCCGATTTTTCCGGTACCGTCTTCGTCATCGCGCTGGCGGTCTGGCGAGTAGTGGCAGGACAGGTCTTCCAGGTGGCCGACCATGTCGCGCAGCACGTCCGTCAGGAGGTACATATACGCATGGAAGTCCAGCGCGGCGCTGTCGTCCTCAACGCTGCCCCGTTCCGCTACCAGCACGTCGGAGATCTTCACGCCGGAGAACACGCCCTTCGCGTTGAGCTTGAACGAGGTGTATCCCAGTGGCATATCGATCGGGGACTTCTGCCAGAAGCGCATCGACATGTTGTCGACTTCGTAGTCCTGGTCCAGCGCTTCTTTCACCAGCGGGTCGAAGTCGCCGTCGCTGTCACGCAGGATCTGATCCTTAAACGAGTAGGCCGAGCCGCCGGACATCTTGTCGACCAGCTTGGCCGAGGTGTACGGCACAAAGGTCGTCCACGGCTTATCGCTGTCGTCGGATTTCAGGATGCGCGTCAGCAGCCATTTCACCGGCAGGGTCAGGTCGTTCTCAAACGGGTAGACAGGGAACGAGCCGAACGCGCGGCGGAACAGCGCGGCATTCAGGTCTTCGACGACCTTGTGGCTGCTGGTGAAGTAGAACACGTCGTATATCGCGGGGTCGTTGGCCGAGCGCTGGAACAGGACGGGGATCTGACGGGTGCGCACCAGCGCTTTCGCCAGCATACGGGCGGCCACGGCGTCTTTGATTTCCGCCCACTGCTTACGGTTCAGCGGTTCGCCCTGACGCTTGGCCAGCTTATCCCCTTCCTTCTGGACTTCGGCGCGCAGCGTGTCGCCTGGCAGGATGCGTTCGCGGCGTTCCAGTACGGCAAAGATCTGGCCGTTGTCGAGCGCGTGGAAGATGGTGTCAGCGGGGTCGAAATCGCTGTCGTCTTCCCACTCAATTTCGATGAACGGCAGGGCATCCATGATGCGGGCGAAGCCGTATTTCAGCCACGCGGATGACGCGGGGTCTTCGGCGTACAGGGTGCCGCCCGCTTCGGACGCTTCTTTGACCTGCAGGTTCATCGCGCGGGCGACCTCTTCTGCAGAATGCCCGGACCAGAGGTGTTTCAGTGGGTACGCGTCGCCGACCATGGATTTTTCCAGGCGCATGACGTTAAACCCTTTCAGCTTGTTAGCGTAGGTAGCCATTTTATCTTCCTTCGTGGCGCGCCAGGATCGCTTCGATGTCCGTGTGGCGGATGTCGTGGCTGATGCGGCGCAGGTTGTCAATGGTGGACGACAGGTCGCCCAGTTGTCGGAACAAGTATTCCGAAATCACTTCCTGACGGCTCGGCGACAGGTTGGTGTCGTTGATCACGTCCACCGCTGTTTCGATGACGTGGCGCAGTTCATTTTCAAGCGCGAATGCCGCGTTCTCAGCGGCTTTCGGTGTGGCTTTGACGCCCATTAGCATCACACGGCAGACGTCGAACATCCGGCGCGTATCTTCAATGCTGGCGTATTCCGGCTGTTCAGGGGCCGGCACGATGCGGGCGAGGTCATCCATTCTTTTTGTCCTTCAACGGCGCCACGGTGTAGCTGGTGGTGTAGGCATCCACGGAAGACACGGTGATGGCCATCGCGCCGAACTTCGTGGTGTCGTTGATTTCGCGGCTGTCGATGGCCAGCTTTTTGCGGCCGCACTTGAACATGACGAATGCGATCAGGCTAACCTGCATCTGGTCGAACTGGTCTTTCAGGTTGTTTTCCATTTGCTCCTGAACGGATTCCAGCATTTTCAGTTCGCCCTGCAGCGCTTCATTCGACGATTTCAGCTTTTTGATGGCCGGTACCAGGTCGCCGAGAACCAGCGGGTAATTTTCGCCGCGTTCACCGGCGTTGATACCCAGTTCGATAAGCGCTTCGGTCACCGTGTGGATCAGGCGGCCGGTTTCCAGTGAGTTAAGGTCAGACATTATTTGAGCCTCTTAATGATGGCCATGGCGTAAATGTGGCCGTTGGCGGTGATGGTGTGAGACGTTTCGATAGAGAACTCCGCTTCGGCCATGCCGTTGCGATTTTTAGCGCCTTTGACGCTGGAATACGCGCCGTCGGACAGTCCCTTCTTGATCGAGGAAAGCGAGGACAGGTAGTCCTTGTCGACGGCGACGATTTTGCTGCAGCATTCCCCGATTTCCAGCGCGGCAATCTGGCTGGTCAGGGACGACGGTTGTTTGCGGGAGCCTTTCTGGACGCCGTCATCCGGCATCTGCATGGCAATGGAAAGCTGGTCGGTCATGATAAGATCCTTTTGGCTGTTTGACAGAAAGATAATTACATGCGTTCTTCCTGTCAAACAGTTTTTCAAATGGACTAAAGTTCTTCGTTCTCTGTCCACTCGACATCCCAACCGTCTTCGTATGCCTGTTTATAGCGCTCCCAGGAAACGCGTTCGACCAGCGGGTCGCTGGCATGGAGCTTTTCGTATTGCTCCCACGACGTCAGGATGCCGCCGCAATCGCATTCATGATAGAGCCAGTAGCCGTAGAACGGCCGGATTCCGCAACCGCACCAGGACAGGTCTGCGTCGCCGTAGAACCATCCGGTGCCGTCGCATGTGGGGCATGTTTCTTTTTCCACCTACCACCTCCTGCTGCTGTATTTCGGCGGTACCGTCTGTATCCGCCACTCACTCCCATCCCTGGCGTTCTTCTTATCCTTCTCGGTCATGTACTGCCAGCCATAACAACCGCACGGCGCCGGCCCGTAGTGATCGAACTTAGGACGCTTCGGTTTTCTGGCCATCGTCATGCACCTTTGTCCCGTCTTTGCAGTAGTCCGGATGCGCTTTGACCCAGGAGTCCACGGCCGCGTTATCGAACATCGACAACTTGCGCCATGACCCGCGGCGGTCTGGATAGTAGCGGAAGTCTTTGTTCGGCCACCAGCGTTCCCACTGGAAGAACAGGTTCAGGGTGCGCCCGAACTGATCCCGCTGGAACATGGTGCCGTCCGCCAGGGTGACGCGCCAGAAGTTCCGGCCGTACATCCCGTCTGACACGGTTCCGCCCTGGAACGTCAACGTGGCACCTTCGAAGTTGAGGGGCTTATTTTTCGGCATAGTCATTCTCCACATACAGTTTAACCGCGTATTGCCGCACCTTTCTGGCGATGTGCTGGTGGCGGCGCTGCAGTTGTTTCAGGTACCGGCGCGTCGGGTGAGCCTGCGGGATCTCCCAGTTGTCGGCATGTGCCAGCGCATCGGCGACCTCGTCGGCCAGTTTCTGATGCGCTACGATGATGGCCGCGAGTTTAGCGAGACGCTGGCCCTTCTGGTAAAAGTTCATAGCAGGTCGTCCTCACACTCTGCTGTCGCCGATGGCAAGGACGAACGCTCGGATGAATTCGGCAGCGAGCGCGGGGATGATGGCGTTCCCGTATCCTTTAAGTCGGATGGTTTTGTTAGCGCGAGCCAGGCGTAATATTTCGGACTTTCCCGGTCCCACGATGTCGGAAAACCCATTAACCAGCGGGGCAAGGCCGGGTTCAATTGGCCGCCACTTACCATCCCCGCCGCATACCCAGTCAACAACTCCCCAAGGCATGTAATGCGGAGCATTGTTGTCTTGAATCCCTGTTCCGCTGCGAAGTCGATGCGATCCCACGTCCTGTCCTTCCCGTCCTTCCGGATGACGGTCGGTCCCGATCCCTTCACGTCGGATGCCGTGGGCGTCGGCCATGCTGCGTAATACATCGTGAGTTGCTCGCCAAGGTTCCCAGGGCTTAGAGACGTCCGGCCAGTCTTTAATCGCGCCTCCATCCGTCTGGCCAAACTGTCCGACGAGCGCTCCCCAATCTTCGACATCACTGTCGGGGACATCCAGCCGGTGAGCGCCGAACATGATCCGTTCGCGTCGGTGCGGCGCACCGATGATACCGCCTGGCAGTACGGCCGATCCCACGGCGTAACCCGCCATTTCCAGTTGATCGTATAAATCGTCGAGCCAATGTTTTTTGATAGCGTTCTCAACCTGTTCGCCAAACATAACTGCAGGCTGACACTCTTTGACGAGTCGGCACCAGACTGGCGCGAGGTGGCGATCGTCGCTGCGACCTTTTTGTTTTCCGGCGTTACTGAACGGTTGGCAGGGAGGGCTACCGGTCCAGACGCGAAAGTCATCGGGGAAACCGGCCATTCGAAGGGCGAGTGGCCATCCGCCAACTCCGGCAAAAAAGTGACAGGCGTTAAAGCCGCGAAGGTCGGATGGTTCGACATCGACGATACTCCTTCGGTCGACCACGCCGTCTGGCAGGTCGCCGGATAAAATTAGGTTCTCCAGCCAGTCGGCCGCGTTGGGGTCAAATTCGTTGTAGTAAACCGCCCCCATTACGGTTTCCTCGGCGGCGTCTTGATTGTCAGGCTTCCCGGCGTCGGCCATCCTGGCGCCATGTCTTCCGACCGCTTACGTTCAAACGGGGTGAAGCCGATGGCCACGCGCAGCGCCATGGATGCGTCGGCGTCCTCCCACTCGACTTCCGTGGTGAACACGCGGTTCTCGGCGATCAGTTCGTGCGGGTAACGGTATTTCGTCACCTCATAAACGACGGCCACCTGCAGGATCTGGCGGCCGGTAAACCACTGCTTACGGAACCGGATGTCGCCTGTCAGGCCGACGCGCTTCCGGTGCGTTCTCATGGTTGGCTGGTGCATATCAATGCTCCGTCATGAAGTAGATAAACGTGATAGCGAACAAAAATATCACGGTAATAAAGATCAGCGCCAGGTGCGGCAGCGGGTCTTTAAAGTGCTGGTCCAGTTCTCGCTTGAACAATTCGTGGTTCTTTTCGCCGTGCTGGCGGCCGTCTTCCCAAATGTCCGCGAGATCGGTACCCACGAACGGGTTATGTTCGCGCCTTACCCCAATCTCACCGGCAAGGCGCCCCTCCTGGAATACTTCTGAACGACGTTCAGGTGTGTGCATGGTAATCCCCTTAGTTGGTATCTAAGATGAAAACTAGCACACACCTGTCATAAAGGTCAACGGTTTTTGTCGCGGGTACCGACAATTTATGCCTTTTTGTGCGTCAGCGCAGGATCGTGAGTCCATTGCTCGCGCGGGGCGATATTGATGGCGAACACTTCCAGATCCTTCTCACCGAAATGCGGGTGGCGGATGGTCTTTCTGCTGATTCCAGTGAACGGCATTTCCAGGCGCCGCTTCATATCCGTTTTGCTCGGATACCCCAGGGTGATCACCACCTTGTCGAACTCCCTGCCGTCGAGTCGCCGTGTCCAGTATTGGTTGGCTTCGCGGTACTCTTCGGTCTTCTCGCCGGACAGCATGGCGTGGAAGTATTGTTGTTCGACAGCGACCTGCAGGACACGTTCAGTCATGGCTACCCCCTTTCAGGTATGGCGGGATGAAGCCGATGACGCCGTCGCCCTCTTTCAGCAGACGGATGGTCATGGCCAGCAGGTCGACGATTTCGTCTTCCACGCGCGCCCAGTCGCCGCGGTTCTCGGTATAGTGGATGACCTCTTTCACCACTTCGCCGGACTCTTCGGAAAACTTGTTCAGCACGTAATTCGGCTGCGGGAATTTAATGGCCGCTTTCGCTGCCCGCGCTTTGGCCTTTTCGACCAGGTCATCGAATAAGTCCATGCCGGTCTGTCCGCGCTTCTCGGCGAAGTGGGCTTTCACCTGTTCGATGATGCCCGCAACGGTCGGCGCACGGAAACTTTCACCGTCCATAAGCAGGATCTGGAAATCGTCAGTCGCGGTATGATGCGTGGCATGGCTTCCCGGATACAGGCGTTCCAGGGTATCGGCTTCATCCATTTTTGACATTTTTCTGTTCCTCTTCTTCGGCAGCAGTGGCAATCGCGTCCAGGCGCTGATTCATGAGCGCAGACAGTTGGGCGAACTCTTCATCGGTGGCCGCCGGTACCGGTACGAATCGGACGCCTGCGCGGGCCAGCATGTTGGCCGCCTCCAGGCACATCCGAAGATCAACGGGTGAGGCTCGTTGCATGTCGTTGCTCCCGTAATTCGTCTTTCACGATCAGGTAGTAGAAGTCCGGATACCGGAAGTCGTGTCCTTCGCGGTTCCAGTTCGGCTGATCCAGCATGAAGTCGACGCGCCACTTCTTCCCTCGGTCGCCGGTCTGCGCGTCGGTGTAGACGCCCGTCACCTTCTTAATCGCTCCGCCAACGCGACCGACAATCAGGTCGCCTGGCAGCAGGTCGCGGACGCGGCACATGGTCAGCCGGACTTTCACCGGCGTACTGAACTCAGCGTAATTCAGCATGGCCGTGTAAATGGCGTTCATCTCCTGTTCGGATAAGAACGGCTCCGGAAGACAGCGGCGAACCGCTGCAATCTGGAACGAGTTTAATCTCTCGTTAATCAGTGCCATTTTTGCCACCTACACATTTAGGGCAGGTCTTCTTGCCGCCCACGCCCCATAACTCTTCCGGCGTGTAGTCCCCGTTTTCCAGCAGCGACAGTTCTTCCTTCGTCACCGCGCAGCACGGTTCCTTCGGGCGGCTCGGCTCGCTCAGTGACTTGTGCATCTGCTGGCTGTCATGGTCGGCGCCAGGGAAGTGCGCGCGCAGGGCATCGCTCAGGGTGTCGCCGTACTCTTCGCGCTTCCCTGCCCGCACCCACCACGTCCGCGTGGCGTCGTCCTGGAAGATAGCGACGGTCTGATCACTGCCATCTTCCACATGGCCAAGCAGATTGATGATGGCCGCGTGTTCGTTCAGTCGGCGCACCCGATCGCGGTCGTGTACCTGCGACTGCAGCGCTGCCAGTTGTTCTTCCAGCAGGCGGATGTGTTCGGCCAGCAGGTTGGCGTGGCCACGCGACAGTGAGATGTGCGTGTGGTCCTGCGCCCGCGCCTCGTCCAGTTGCGCGTAGAACGCTCCGACCGGTCCATGGCCATGCGGGATGGTGGACGGGGCCGGCGCATCGAAATGCTGCAGCAGCGCTTTGACCAGGGCCATGCCCTCTTCGCGGTCAATCTGCGTTTCGATGTGCGTCAGCAGGTAGCGCTGCATGATGAACGTTGTGCCACGGTCCGGGATGTCGGCCAGGGTAATCCAGCCTGGTTGGCCGTTCTTCGGCACCAGTTGCAGTTGAGTCTTGTGCATGTTGTCGGTCATATTCGTTCGCCCATTCAGTCAGTGGTGGATAGTTGTTACCGGCGTACCGGTCGATAAAACGGATTGCGTCGCGCTGGTGGCGCGGTTCAGCGGAGAACAGCAGTACCGCCGATATGACTACCGCGCCGAATACTGCTGTCATCGGCTTCATTACTCGTCGTCGTCCAGGTTGACTATATTCAGCGGCGAGAAGTCGTCCATGTCGCGGAACGAGCCATCGTCATTCCGGCGGACGTTACGCAGGTCGGGATCGGCCAGGTCTATGGAGCGGATGATCGCGAACAGCTTGCGAGCCTGGTTGCAGCAGTCGTCGATACCAACGTGCAGCGTCCCCTCGTTGGCCACTCCCTCTTTCACCTGATAGTAGGTGGACAGGAACGACCGGCCGCAACGAACACCCCACCATGGCCATGCCTGATCTGCCTGCCCGAACATGCGGTCGAACCACGCGTTCTGGAGCCAGTTCTGATCCTGCATTGGCCCGCATGACCAGATTTCGATGCGGTCGCGGTGTACGCCATACAGGTTGGCCACGTCACGCACCCAGTTGTTGAACGAGTGCAGGACTTCACGCAGATCCCGCGCTTCTGCCTGCCCGTTAACCTGATCCATTCGCGCGGCATCACACTGGCGGAACCACCACAAAATCGTCTGCGGGTCGATGTGGCCACCGCCGTTAGTTCCGTAATCAAAGGCGGAGTCGAAATCCACGTACATGTTGAAACGGTTGAGAAGGGACTCCTGGGGTGATTTCGCATCGAAGTCCATTACAACCGCACTCAGGGAAATGAACGCGGCGTTCGGCTGCGTCGACAGGCTCTCCTTGTCGATCATGATGCGCAGGCGGGACAGCTTTTCTGGCGCAAACTTCGGACGGCTCAGTTCGATTAACGTTAGTTGTTGCATGGTGGTTTCCTTATGCAGTGCGGATGACTTCGAAGTAGCAGACGAAACGGTCTGTCTCCCACTTCCGGTATGAATTGGTGCGGTACGTGAATCCGGTAGCCTGACGTGCGTCGGTCACCGAACGGCTGTACAGGTTGCGCAGTTGCTGGCTGGTGCGGTTGGCCGCGTCGTTATCGGACTCGCCCTCCTGCTTCTCCGCTTCCTGATTGAACGTCAGCACGGAATTAACGTGCATCGTTTTGATCATCTTCCGGACGCTATTGCGTTCCGGTTTAGCGACTTTCTTTTTGTCTACGGCGATCTTGCTGGTCATAAATCGGTTCCTCGTTGCTGGTGGAATGAACTATAAACGACACTCGTCACGAAGGTCAATACGTTTTCAAGATTATTTTCTAATCGCTAAAAACTTGTGGCCAGAATTGCTCCGCTCATGGGGATGTTGAAGTGATAGCGCGAAAGCCTCAGAAATTTCGAAAAATTTTTCTCCGCTCATGGGGTTGTTGAAGTGATAGATCGCGCGGGAATCGCTAAAAACCTGTGGCCAAAATTGATCCGCTCATGGGGTTGTTGAAGTGACTAAGGAAGTTCGAACTCTTTTCAGCTACCGCCGGAAAAATTAGCCCGATACGGGTGTTCACGTTTTACGATTTTTAAGTCAAATTTTTGTAAGTCGTTGATTTTCGGGGATTATTTCGAGGTTTTCGGGGGTAGATCGTCCGGAAGCCGCGCCCCGCCTGGCCTGGCGGGCTGTCGTGGGGTGCATGGTGGTGATCGCCTGGCGCTTTCGTCGTCCGTTCAGATACCGCGAAGCCAGGCGGGGCGCGGGTTTATGGTTGTTTCGCTGGTGGTGACCGTCCGCAAAAATGAAAAATATTTTGATAACGTGTTGACCTTCGCGGCGCAGGTCATTAATACTGATAGCGCACCACCAAACAACGACACGAATCAACGAGGCAACAAGATGACTAAACCAGTTTTATTTACTCACTCATACGCCGCCGGAAAAGGCGCGGTAATGAATCCAGCGGCGGCCTATATCAAAGGCGCTCGCGTTTTCCAGGGTAAAGGATTCTGCGAAACGCACACGGACGAAAACGGGGATCGCTTTGTGTTCTCTTTCTGGTTGTCAGTACGCGCCGATCAGCTTGTTGCCGTTCAGCCGTCCGACGAAATGATCGCGGCCTGGAAAGAATCACACGGCGGCCTGTTAACCGCGTTAATGCCGGAAGGATTGCGCCACGGTCACACGGTCGCCAGCTTTAAAGCGTCCATGCGCGAACCGTCCAGCCGTAGCGGATTTTCCTGGCAAGCGATCGCGGGCCTGGTGGATGTCGACGATTTACGCGATCACCTGATCGGCCTGTTAGGCGAAGAACACCGCGCCGCCATTGTTGAACACTTTCACGCACACACTAACCGCTAATTAAGGATCACGATCATGCAATCAATCACCACCACCTATAAAGCAGGCGCAACCGGACAAGGGCGCGTAATGGTTAAAACCTGGTACGGCAATAAACGCGTATTGTGGGACGACGCTTTAAACACGGAAGAGAATCACCGCGCGGCTGTTCTTTCCGTCCTGGCTGGCATTAACGCGGATCGCGGTACTCGCTTTAATATCGTGAACAGCGCCCCCGCGCCGGAAAGCGTAGGCGGTTGGGTTTTCCTGATCGACCAGGTGCCGGAATTCATGCCGCTGTATATGTCGATCACCGTGCGTTTCATGCCCGCCACTAACAAAGGCGCGGCATATATGAAGGCGTTTAGCTGGTTGTTTCCGCGCGGCGTCCGCGTCAATTATGCGCCTGGCGTGGCGGACGGATCTGATATACAAGGACACGCACGTTATGCAGCGGGAATTATGCTGCAAATGATTAACGAGCAATGCAAGGAAAACGGGATCGCGGGTTACCGGATTAACGAATATATCCAGGGGTATAACGAGGATCGCATCTTCTCTTTACGCTATCTGTAATTAATTCTGTTTTATTGTACGACGACATAACGACGACATAACGACGACATAACGAGGTAACACCATGCGCACTATTAATATTGAACTTTTTAAATTCGCTGAACTGGACGACGCCGCCAAAAAAGCCGCATTAGAAAACGTCCGCGCCGTTTATCTGGATTCATCGGATTTTGATTTTTCGGAATATCTCGCCAGCTTAACCGCTTTCGCCGATGATATAGGGATCGCCGTCCGCGATTATTCTTTCGGCCTGAATGCCTGCAATGTCGATCTAGATTTTGACGATTTAGGCGCGGAATACAAAAGCGGGGCGCGGCTGTACGCGTGGATCGTGAATAACGTTAAGGGGCTGCAACCAGGGCCGCGCGTCTATCACGTCGAACGTGAAACCGTCCGCCACGGATTCAAACAAAAGGAAAGGATTGTTAAACGCGTGAGCGGCGTTTATCAGGGTGATGACTGCTGCAATTATACCGGCGTTTTCTGCGATGAATCTTTATTAGCGCCTTTCCGTGAATTCATGAAAGCGCCCACGGATGAAACCAATTTAGGCGACCTGGTGCGCGCGGCTGTCGATTCCTTTTGCGCTGATATGCTGGCAGAACTGGAAAGCCGCGAAACGGATGAATACGCGCAAGAATGGATCGACGCGAACGGCGATGATTTAGAATTCACCGCTACCGGCACAATTTACGAATAAGGGGATCGCGATGACTATTAAACAACTAACCACCGATTCTATTAACCTGCTTTCATTTTGGGATCTGGACGACGGGCAACAAGCTGAACAGGTGGAAACTTTCGGCCAGGAAAGCGCGGAAGACGGCAATTATTTTATTTACGCCGATCAGGTTTATGCAATGGCGGACTGTATGCGCGAAGAACCGCACACGGAAGCGGGCGCGGACGGCTGGCATGGATCATTCAGTGAAACCGCGTTTTCGCGTCTCCTGGTGCGCCTGGTGGATGATAACGAGGCGGTTATGTTGGGGCGTGAATCATGATCCTGTTATTTATTATCGTTGGTTATGCCTTTATCGGGTTTTATATCGGGCGTGACCTGCTGGCGGTGCATCGTCGTTGCCGTGTTGAATTCCGGCAATGTTTCGGCAAGCGCAAAATTTATTTGCGTGAGCGTAAAACGGGACGCCTGATCGGCTGTTCAAACAATCCATTTACTTTAATCTTACAGGTGGCGTGATGCTCTTATTTCGTGCGGTTGTTGCTCTTATTATGGTGATCGTTGCTTTCGCGGTGATCTATAACCTGCCTTATCCGTATCTTTCCCCGCGCTGGTTTTTCACGTCGTGCGGCGTGGCGTTTATGACGGCGGCTTTTGTTGGCTTCATCCTTCCGCAAAATAAGAAAGGGGATTGATCATGATGAATCTGAAAGAGGCGGCAGAAGTGGTGATCCCGGTCCTGGTCCTGGCGGCCTTGCTGGCGGGTGTAATGCTGGACTATAAGCGCCGTCTACGCGTGACGGCCAGAAAGGCTAAAAGTCGACGCTGATCACAAAATCCGCATAACGCGAAAAATAGTTTTCAGGCCGCGATCCTTGCGCTGTAAGGGGTTGCGGCCTTTGTTCGTCTGGCTTCCGTGAAAACGTGTTGACCTTTCCCGCGAAGGTCATTATATTGACATTGCACCACCAAACAAAAACAACGAAACGACAGATTAACGAGGTAACAAAATGTCTAAATCAGCAATTAAAGCCCTGGCAAACGCGGACGCAATGATCAAGGCCGCTGGCGTGAACAATGCCGCGCCCCTGGTTGAATACCTGAACGACGGCAAAAGCCGCACCGCTGCAAATGGTAAAAAACTGTGGCGTAATGCGGACGTGTTAGCGAGTCTGCTGATCAGCGCGGTCGCTAGTTGCTTCCAGTGTGAAACGCCGGACACGTTCGCAGAAAATCATTTCGATGATATGGCGCAAGCCATTGATCGCTATGTTGCCAGTGCGCTTGATTCCTGGTCCCAGGTAGAATGGGCGACCTGTCGTAATGTTGGCACCCGCGGAGAACTGGATCACCTGGCTAACATGATTAACAACCATATCGAATATATGCGCCGCCGTGAGCTGGTCCAGCCGCTGGAAAAGCAGATCGGCGCGAATAACCGCGAATTAGTGACGCTGGACACCGGAAGCAATAAATCAAAAGAACTGGCTGTTATCAATATCGCATTACGTGAAATGATCCGCCGCATTAATGGTGAATCTCCGGACTTCCGGATCATGCCGTCCGCCGATGTCGTACCAGCGGACGAGGCAACCGCGAAGATCTGCACCTCATGCGCCGATTATCTGGACAACGACAATTTAGACGCTTTCGGGGACGGTCACGACGATTTATTACAGATTGCCGCCGCCAGTCTCCGCGCCTGGTCATATGGCTGGCAGATTATCGGGACGGATAAAAACAATATTGATCAGGATGTCAGTTTTAATTGTGAATGCTGCAAACAACGTATTCACGGCCAGCGCTTCACCCTGATTTTATCAGAAGGTAAATAACATGTTTTCCGGTATCTCTGAACAAAGAACGATTCACCAGGCTGTAAGCGAGACAACACGATGCCGCCGCGCCCTGGTTGGCTGGAAAACAACGAACGGCCTGGATTTTGATAAGCAGGGTTACCGGATCACCCTAATTGATGGACGCTGGACACTGCTTAAAAACGGCCTTTGCGCCCGTTCAGCGCTTTATGTTTCGTCCTACTTGATCGCCGTGTTAAACGCGGCTGAGGAAATTACAAAATGAGTATCGGCCTGATCTTATCCGTTTGTATGCCGCTGGTTTCCGGCGGCGATGATTGTGATTCGTATATCGTGGACGTGTACGACAGCGTGATCCCTTGCGTGGTGGAAATGGAAAAGAACCCGCAAAAGCTGGATGACCGCTATTTGTCGTGCGCCGCCGTGGATCATACCGTGCTGATTGATACCCGCGATCACCGCACCGCCGCGCAAATCATCGCAGACCTTAACGCCGAATTGCCTTACATGGGGGCGACCAAATGATCAAACTAAACCACCAGCGCCCGCGCCAGACCTTAGACGGCGTATTGGCTGAACTGGACGAGTTCGACGCGGGGATCGCCGCCGCCGTTAAGCCGTTCACGGTATGGATTCACGACAAGGACACCAGCGCGGATGGATACGCGGATCGCCCGTTTATCTGCCACGTTGACGCCACCAGCGGCGCGGCTATTGAGTCGGAAGCCTTGCAGGTTTACCGCCAGGCGCACGGCTTGCCCGCTGAGGGCTGGAAAGAGTACGCCGATCTTAATGGCGCGTATGTGTTCCAGGTGATCGCCGGTCATATCGCTTTCACGTCTATTGCACTGGACTATGACGGCCTTTGTGATACCGATCTGAATGCCGCCTATACGATGCAGGCCGCAAAATGAAAGGCGTTATTTTCGCGCTGTACTGGACGATCATTAGCGTTTTATTTATTGCCGTTGTCCTGCAATGGTAAACCCGAATTTTAAGGAATCCGAAACCATGAAAACCGAAACCACCGCCGCCACCGATACCGCCACCACCAGCGCCGCCGATCCTTTCCAGGAAACATATAAAAGCGCCTGGATCAGCACGGCGCACCTGAACCCCGCCACGCTGGACGGCCTGAACGGGATAACGGCTAACAGGGATCTACCTTTCTGGATTCATCAAACGGCTTACGGCTGGATCGTGCGGTTCGATGCCCTGGACACATACGGAAGCATTGAGGAGGAAGGGATCGCCGCGCACTGGATAAGCCAGCAGGCCGATCTGATGGCGATAAAGGCCGCGCTTTATGAACATGGGTATCAGGCCGCACACCTGGACGCGGACGGGCCTGTTATTGATGGGTTGCAGCAGTACGATCACGAATAGTAAAACACCTCGTTTATCTGGCTTTACGTTTGCCCGTCTATCATGGACGGGCTTTTTTTATTTCTGTTTTCTCACTGATTGCCGCCGCTTTCCTGGATACCGCGAATAACGCCCCCGATCCGCGTACTGGTCCCGCCTGTTTTTCTATTCGTACCCCATTCAGAGATCACCCCCTTCTATGGATACCCCCGCCTATATGCACCCCCTATATAACGCGGATATGTGAATACCGTGTATAGCCTGCATATATGAGGGCACATTCTAGCGCCTGTATGGGGTCTACATTCAACGATCATGATCATCATAGTGCAAGGGTAGCGGGTTGCCTGGCTGGCGCGTTCTAGCGCGTTCTAGCGCGGTCGACGGACGAGGGGCGACAAGGTACTTCCCCGACCTCGTTTTTAGCCCGCGGGGGCGCAGAGCCGCGGTTTGCGAAAGTGTGTGGGATCTGCCATGGCTCCACTGCTGCTTTCCAATGGGACAAATGGGACTTCGGGACATTTTTCTTTTGGGACTCCTTTTGGGACGGTTTTCGGGACAGAAGGAATTCCTTTAATATCAGTATAATAATAACTAT